TATCTGGGGGAAATTGGTATGTTGGTCGAGGTTCAGGGGGAAAGGCTGGTTGGAGGGCTGGGTTGGATGTTGGGTGGTGTCAAAGAACTGGATGTTTACTGGAGGGAAGGTAGGGAGATGCGTACTTTTACTCTATTTTCAGGAATATGCAAAATAAATTTGGAATTGTCATGTAACGTTACTATATTTGTGTTATGAACGTAAGGAAAGATATACAAGCTAAAGCCGATGAACTCGGGGCAGAAATAGAAATATGGGCTGACAGCGAGAACAGCTATGTTATTGAAGCTCTGGCGCCAGACGGCATGGAGTGGGAAGCGACAGGCAGTGTTTCATTAGTTGGCCGCTGGTGGACTTACGACAAAGGCGGTAAGACTAAAGAACTAAATGACCTTCTGGAAAGAATGAGCAAGGGCGTAATATCTGAAACTAACTAAAATATAATAATTATGACAGCAGAACAGTTTTGCGGCTGAATATGTATATGAATTAAGAAGCGGGCGAATCTCGTTTAGCAAAAAGGTAGTTGATAAATTCATATCTACTTATACGCATTTTAAACCTGAAGATTTTACCAAAGCTATGAGAGAAAGATTAAAGGTTTTTGTAATGATACAATTACATCTAGACGGAATATCATCATTCTACCAAGTGCCTGAGATGCCCGCAGAAAAAATAATACTCCCCGATTCAATATTTATGTAGATAAAATTTTAATCATGATACAACTACCAACAAAAAAAGACGTTATAAAATCCCTTGGTGACAGTCTAACTGTTATGATACACCCTATTAGACTATCCGACAACAGCACATGCAGCGTATGCCGGAGTGCCCCGGATAAATACGGTATATTTCTTGGCTCTGCAAGACTGAGCGATATAATTGGCACTTACTGTCCGCTGCATTTAGGTGATGGTCTAGAAGAGGCCTTTAAGGTTCGGTTACGGCATTTTGAAAAAGGCACTGCGGAAATAGAAAATCATTTTAAAAAACAAGGCGAATCAAATGAAGAAAAACAGACAAATTGATCTAAAGGGCTGGATTACACAAGCTGAATATGCACGGCTAACAGGGAAGAAATTAAATACTGTCTCCCAATGGGTAAAAAGAGCTAAAGCGGGAGAAGGCGAGCCTAAAATCGACTATTTAGATGTGCCGGAACTAGGTATTACGCTAGTAAAGAATCCTTGAGTATTTTTACTCGATCTTCCCAAATGTGATAAATAAATTTGGAGTTGTCATGTAACGTTACTATATTTGTGTTGTCAATCGCACTTAACTAATTAAAAACTATCAATTATGTTAGCGAACGTAGAACTAAGAAAAACAGACTTGGGAACCTATGGCGATGGATGGGAGCTATATATCGGAGATATAGAAAACCCTGAAATGCCGCCTATTAGAGTAAGGCTGTCAGAGTACGAAGGCGAGCAGGCTATGAAATCATTTAAAAAATGTGAGAAGTCAGGTAAATGGCAACAAGATCATAAATACACATAATTGTCAGTCAAACACTAACAGCCCGCTACCGTAAATGGAGCGGGCTTTGGAGGCAGAAAGATTTTTTATACACATTCTAAATACCTACTACAATGACACCGGAAATTAAAAACACTTACGCTAAGTATTGCCCAAATGTATGGGTTGCTAAATGCCCTGAAAGACACGAGAAAGGCGAAATAATACCAGTTACAACACAATATGGTAAAGATAATGATAGCATCGTATTCAATTTAGTGGCTGAAAGAGACGGATTTTTTTACTATTCTATTGTCCGCGCTGACGGATATAATGTACAAGAACGAGCCAAGGCCAAAGCCGAAAGATATAACCAATGGGCTGCAAGTGCTGAAAAGAAAAGTGCTAAATACTATGAAGCATCCAACGAAGGACGGGACTTTTTAAGTCTTGGTGAACCTATTAAGGTTGGACACCATAGCGAAAAGCGCCACAGGGCTTTAATAGATCGCAATTGGAACAGGATGGGGAAAAGCGTTGAAATGAGCAACAAAGCTGAATCGCATGAAAGCAAAGCAGAATATTGGGAAGGTAAGGCTAATGATATTAATTTATCAATGCCTGAGAGCGTTGAGTATTTTGAATACAAGGTGGAAACTGCCAAAGAACGCCACGAAGGTATAAAGTCAGGTAAATACCCTCGGGAACACTCCTTTACCCTCACGTACGCTAAAAAAAACTTGAACGAAGCAGTAAAGAATTTGGCTATCGCTAAAAAACTTTGGAGCTAAATTGTAGTAGTAACGTGCTGCCGGGGCAATTGGAGTACAGCAGCATTTTTAAAAAACACCTAAAAATTAAATAAATGAAACACACCAAAGACTACACCCTGCACATCCTTTTAGGATTGCTTTTGTTTGCAATTTTTGTTAGCTCATGCTCAACAAATGAGAAAAAGCCAGTACAGCGACAGTTAATTCAGTTGTCCGATGATGACGGACGGGGTTTGCGCGCTGTTACCTATCTTGAAGATGGCGATACTTGTTTTCTTGACCCCATTGACAGCTTGAAAATTGATAGTTTGTTTGGCCACACCTGCAAATGGTCGCTGTGTCCATATAAAGGCGTAAAATTGGCAGATTGGAAAGAAGCGGTACTTAACCACACCAAATCACCAGAAGGTAGTGACGGGTATAATATCGACATTCTGCACCTTCAATACCCTAGTGAAGATTATGATCAATTAGAAGAAAGATTAATAAACAGATAATAACACCTAAACCAAAATAATTAATGAAACTCACTAAACCACAGTTGAAAATGCACGAGGAGTGTATTAAGATTCTTGCTCAGAGTCGTTTAACGGAAGATGAAAAAATATTTGTACTTGATAATTACTATCCGGCTTATAATAATCAAATAGGATATTCCGGAATGTTTTTTACACCTACCGAACTAGCCAGATCATTCAGGATAGAGGTAGACGGCAAGCATATTATTGATTTATGTGCTGGCATTGGAATGCTCTCCTTCTATTGCTTGGGGCATCACTCTGTAGAAAAGGTGACTTGTGTAGAACTTAACCCTGAATTTGTGGCGGTGGGTAAAAAAATACTCCCTGAAGCAGAATGGATTTGCGCAGACGTCCTGACACACCAATTTACAAGCAGATATAATTGTGCTATATCGAACCCTTCTTATGGTAAAATAATGACAGGTAGCAATGGAAATCTAAAATATAAGGGATCGTCATTCGAATTTAAAGTGATAGAAATTGCTTCTAAAATTTCCGATCGAGGCGCATTTGTATTGCCACCTAATTCAGTCCCATTTAGAATGTCTCCTTTTTATAAAAAACAAACGGCTTCGGGCTACGAAAAGTTTAATAAGGAAACTGGTATTGTTTTGGAACCAAATTGCGGGTTAGACTGTGAAATGTTTAAAAACGATTGGAAGGGAACAAAAATAAGCGTAGAAATCGCTGTTTGTGACTTTTAGCCTATTCCCCAAAATAATAGCTGCTTTAATTCACCTTTTAACACCTGAAATTATGCAAACCATTCAACGAATAATCGAAGTCCCGCTAAGCGAGCTCCAAACTGAAAAAGGGCGACAACTTAGCAATGAAGGAAATCACCGCTGTTTAATCTGCGGGAAAGAGATCAAACCGACTGCTAAATTCAAGAAAGTCCACCTGCTGACTAATGGGAATATCGTTAGCTATTCTGGTGATGATATAGAAAATAGTCAAGGGTTCTTCCCAATTGGGATGGAATGCGCTAAAAAACTCATTATTCAGTTTGCTTTCTAAAACAATTCCCCTTCACCTATTAACACCTTAAAATTATGAAACAGAAATTAACAGCCGAACCCAAAAACCCCCGTCCAGAAATAGCCAATATTGACGATGATACATTCGATGGCTCAACCGATCCTGAAGCATTGGATAATACCGTACAACGGGCAGAATTAAAGGTTAAAGAATTGGGGGAATTGTTGCCATCTTCTACCGTATTGGAAGAGTTGCTTAAAAATATTTCAAAGGGTAAATGGTTTTTTACTGATTCAGTTGCTTATGATCGCATGATTCGATCCGATGAAAGCATATACGCAATAGCCATTCCTTGTTTCAAGTACAGAGAAAAGCCGATAAGTGAAGCTAATGCCAAATTAATCGCTCTATCCCCATCCCTTGCAAAAGAGGTATTAGCATTGAGAAAAGAGAATGAGGAATTGAAAAAAATATTTACTGAAAGAGGCGCAAAGTTGAGAGAATTTCAAGAATCTTTAGAGATGTTGGTTAATGCGGCACAAGGAACCGAGATAACTAATTGGCCTCAAATGAAAATAGCAAGTTCATTACTCAATAAGTAAACCACATTATTAAACTTTTATAACGTTTATATTATTTATGAAAATAAAAGAAGGAGTCGACCTAGGCAAAGCCTTTGAAGCGCTCAAAAACGATTTAAGACACGCTAATGCAGTATCAAATACTACTGATACAGACCCACTTGCGCATTCAAAAGCCTTGGGTTACCTATCTGCAAGCGTTCAGTTCTTTCTTTTTGAAAACACCGATACAGCCACTATGCAGGAAGTATTGGAAGATAAGGACGAAAAACTTTTAACCCAATTACAAGACTAGTATTAAAATCAGAAACCAAAATGAAGCCCGGAATTCATAAGCTAATCAAAGAGTTATCGCCAATTGAAAAACGCATATATAACTCAATCATGAAAGCGTTTCCCGCAACCAGCCATGAAATAGCCATAGATTATGCAAAGGATAAGGGCGTTAATTTCCAATTTCTACCTAAATAAACAATGCTCATGAAAAAGGAACTACGTAACCCCAACCGCATGCAATTCCAAAATCGAAATACCGTAAGAAGGTATTTAATGGCAAAGGAAGAAAGGGATAACAGGTTGTGGAGAATGGCAGGGAGCGAATTTGTCACTTTTGTTGCCGATCAATGGATAACCCTTCGGGAATATGAAAGATCTAAACCTATACTTACTCAACCAAGCCTGTTAACTAATTTAGACAACCCTAACATCCGAAAAAACTATAGCGTATGAATTGTAAACTGTATTCTGACCTAAGCATAGTAGATAAGTACCAATTGGTTGGGAAAGCAGTCCATTTACTTCAGAACGACCAAACCGCTTGTGAAATCATTAAAGAAATGGTACAGGCGGCAGAAAGAAAGGGATTATTCGAAGGCGTAGCCATACTCCCAGAACCAGAACAAAACCACATTGACACACCTAGTAATATTGAACAATGAAGAAATATTTAGAAATAGTTCATTACAATGGCGATGTTGATACGCGCATTGATGTATCCACTCAATCCCAACACAACATTGATCGAATCGAAAGAGGGGCAAACATAAACCTCAACCATGCAAACTACTATACACGAGTAATTGAATCCCCTACCGAACTCCCTACTGACCTTAAAAAACAAGCAAAATGAAAAAAACAATCCTTGTAGCATTTTCAACCCTTTTACTGTCCTATTCTTTAAAGGCGCAAACTACTTCGGTAAAGATAATTGAGGTTAAAAACAAGGGCGCGAAAGCCGCTGTAATCAAAGCAATAAACGATAAAGGGGAAATATTTACTTTGCGTTATGGATGGAGTAAGCATGATCCGGCTCCAACTGTCGGGGAATGGCTGCAAATAACCCCATTAAAAACAAAAAGAGGTAGGTACCTTAAAGCGAATATTTCTGTTTGGTAGTTTTCAGGTGTAAAGCCCCGGACGAGCCGTAGGTGGCGGTATTGACTCCGGGGCTTCTTTTAAAAAATAAATATCATGGCCTTAGTAGTTAAGATAACAACAAATGATGCCGGGGAAAAAATTAAGCAGCCAAAATGGTGTTTAGTTGTCAATAGGGCTGGTGGCGAAATGACTTTTTGTGGTGGTGAATTCTTTGGTTTTGGAGGGAGCCATTGTGAATATGAACAAAAGGAGGGGCGTATTACATGCCCGGAATGTATTGAATTTATCAAAGAAATAAAAGCAGTCAAATTATGAGTAAAGTATTAACCGCCGAAGATTTAGTGATAGGTAATAAGTATGTGCCAGTGAGTAAAAGTGTGGGGATTAAATTCCATGAGTGGATTAGAGATGTTTCATATAAACAAGGCGATCCAGTTATATATCATAGTCTTGACTATGAGGGCGATCATAGATTTTGTTACGGATCTGGTAAATGGGATTGGGGAATGTTCCTTCCCTCAGATGTGGTAGAATATGTGGAGCCGGATGAAGAAGCGGTAACCGATATGACCGTACAGGAGTTTTATAGCGGTTTCAATCTGTCATTTTTGACGGAAGAAGAAAGGCAAACCATTTATACCGCTACTGAATTATTTGCTAAAGGAAAGGTTCGTGTTGCCCTCACCAGCGCCCCGCCATCAGCAAGCGGGAAGGATTGGGCAGATGTGGAAGAAACAATAAAGTTAAGCATTGGGCTTGACCCGTATCGTGCGAGTAAAATAGTTGGCTACTTGAAAACGAAATACGCCATATCAAAATTATAAAATATGATTTATACAAACTACCACTCAATAAACATTGCTTATGCCATTAAATCTTATTTGTTTAATCACAAGATGGCGAAAGGTGAATTAGCGGAAAAGGTCGGAGTTTGTCCGTCCCTTGTTACAAAATGGGTTAGCGGTAGCCACAACTTTACCATTAAAACCGTTGAAAAAATTGAAGATGCTTTGAACATAAAATTAATTGACAGTTTAAACCAACGAGTAGCATAATGAATACAACAATTAAGCATATCGTCCCAATAAATGACACTCATACACATTGTGAAGATGTGAATTATAATGAAATTATGGGAAACATACCTTTCCCAAAATGCAAATGTGGTGCAGAAGCACAGTTTAATCCGGATGTGCTTAATCATTTTATTATCGTTCATAATTCTTTCGATGGAAGAGAAGGCATTGAATGGACAAATGAACTCTTAAACCAAAAATAATGATACAGAAATTCAGAAAGAAGCCAGTAGAAATTGAAGCCATTCAATGGACTGGTTATAACGGGCACCAAATAATAAAATTTGTAGGCCAAAATCTTCACTTTAGTCAACCCCCATCCGGTTACAAACATTCCAACGACGATTCACTTGAACTATTAACAATACAAATTCCTACTCTTGAAGGTGTAATGACTGCTAACCAAATGGACTGGATTATAAAAGGGATTAACGGTGAGTTCTACCCTTGTAAGCCCGACATTTTTGAAAAGACTTACGAGCCTGAAACTCCGGGCGAATCAAACCAAGCCCACCCCGAGGGAGTAAAGGAGGTAGTGGATTGTTATAACAAACTGGTAAAAGAATATACTTTATTGAAAGAACAAAGTTACTCAAAAGAACTACTGAAAGGATATAGCGATGCTATTTGGGATTTATCTGTGATACTCAAAGATGATTATGGAATCGAAGTCGCAGGAATGCAAGTATAACCCCCAAACCTACTAACCTCTAAATTATAAAATATGAAATGGACGAAAGCAAGCGATATGAAAGGCTTTGCCTTTGATTATCTGGCAATGTATAAGGATAGGGACTTTTGGATTAGAGGAACTTTCTATGTAACCGATAATGGTTACGAGTTTAACCATAAAGGCGGCACGATGACTATAACTAATTCTATGCTGAATAAAGTTTTCATTGTGGATGAATCCACCCCATCAGTTACAGAAGGAGCGCAGAAGGCGAAAAATAACGGTATAAATATTATAAGAATAGAAATGCCTCAACATGAAAATCTGATTGGGTGTATTGATGTTATTTCCGATGACTATGATTTTAATTATGCTGATTTAGGAACTCATCACGGTATGAAGTGCGCTTACGAAGCTGACACGGAACAATACAACGCTCTGATGACCTGCTTATCTACAATTGCCAATGAAGCTAAAAAGATAATTAAAATACACAGTGGGGATATAGCTTTCCTTACCAGCACCCCTGAAGAAGGGAAAGATGCTGCTAAGGAGTATGCAAAAGATAAAAGATTTGGACTGGCTGGAAGCGATACAGATGAGCAAACAATTTATTTAATTGAGAGGGCTTTCCTCGCCGGTGCATCGTGGCGAGCGTCCCGCCCACCTGCCGTAGAGAGTGAGGCCGGTCTGTTCGCAGAATGGTGCAGTAGAAATGGGTGGAGCTTTTGGCCAACGTTTCCTGGCACACCAACACGAGATAAACAGCCCGTTTGGATACATGAATCAGACGCTAATCCTGAAAATCCGTTGCCAACCACATCCGAACTCTACCAATTATTCCTTAACAGTAAATAAGTAAACACCGTGATTCTACCAGCAATAATACTTAATGAGCCTTATGCCACAAAGGTGATGACGGGGGAAAAGACTATCGAGACCCGCATGAGGCTATTTAAATTCACGGGCGATATACTGATTTGCTGTGATAAAGAAAAGTCTAAGGACAGTCCTAACGCAGGGAAGGCCTTGTGTATTGTTCAATGGAACCAAGGCGTACCAATGACAGAAGAACACGAGCAAGGGGCTTGCATTGAATCTGTGCCCGGCCGGTATGCTTTCCCACTCACCAACCGGCGTTTGCTTAGCTATAATTTTTTGATAAGTCATTATGTGGTAACAAAGAACTTTCAGGGAATATTTGAAGTTCGAATACCTGACTTTGTAACAATAATTTCTCCGCTCACCAACCACAATTAAATAAGTAAACAATCGTGGAAAAGAAAATTGAAGTATGGCTGCCAGTTGTAGGATACGAAGGACTGTATGATGTTTCCGACTTAGGAATGATAAGAAGCGTTAGACGAAACAACAAATTATTGAAACGATATATATGCAAAAGCGGCTATTATGAGGTCGGGCTTACCGTAAATAATAAAGTAAGAACGTTACGGGTTCATAGGTTGGTAGCTAAGGCGCATATAGAAAATCCACACAATTTCCAAGTTGTGAACCACAAAGATGGGAATAAATTAAATTCTGCTAAGAGCAATCTTGAGTGGTGTACCTCTTCATATAACGTAAAACACGCCTACGCCATTGGGCTGTCAAATCCTTTTTGTCCTAAGAGGCTGAAAAGATTGTCAGATGCATCAATCGCGCTATGTAAACCTGTTTTGGTTACAGATGTAATAAACAACACTATTTTTAATTTCCCTTCTATAAAGAAAGCCGCCGAGTTTATCGGCATTTCCCATTCAGGCGTATCTCATGGCATAAAGCATGGTCGTAGGCTTATGAATAACTATACAGCCTCATACGCCATCGATAAACCCTCTCTCCCAACCACAGTAAAATAAACGTTATGAAATACTGGAACAAAGTCACTTCATTATTGCCGAAAAGTGCTGGGACTTATGAGACAATTGACCACGTTGGCGCGCAGGCCGATCGTCACTTTAATGGTTCTTCATTTACAAATCACAATGGTTACCGGGTGGAGTTGTGGCGGGAAAAGTCCGCATCTACCATTCAGGCGGAGGATGTGTTATATAAATTCACCCCGATAGAAACATCTAACGGTGGCGACGCATTCCGTTCCGACGATGTTTTAGCCGCCATGCAATCCTACCGCCAGCCATTAGAGCAGGAAGTGGAACAATTCAAGGCGTGGAAGGAATCGGCAATGACCGTAATGAACAATATCGATCTCCAGGAGTGCGCTAAGGTTATTGGTTTGCCTTGGGGGGCAGATATTAGCACGTCTATTTTACCGGCGTTGAAATCGATGAAAGCCGAAGTAGAGAGATTGAAGCAACAGGCGGAAGGTCTAAAATATTAACCAGATAAACCTATAAGCAATGAAGATTTACGCAAATTTTAAAAGTCATACATCATGAATTACAAAATTAAAACCATAAACCTAAAGAAGGAGAACGAATGGTTAGATAACGCGCTCGTAGGCAATAAACACCGACCCCTGAAATGGCTGTCTTCGTTTATTTATCTAAATCTTTTTAGATGCGAGAAAGAAGGTGTTGAATACACATATAAAAACTGGGAGCATGTGTGTAAGGTAAACGCGGGTATTCAGCATAAAAAGATAATGAGAGAAATAAAGGAAGAATTTGAGGAATTGAATAAAGGTGCAAAATTCTATATTATGAACAGAATTATTAAAGACCACTTTGAGAAAGAGAGATTAATGTCAACAGTGGCCGATAGAACTTGCGAGATAAACAGATACTTAAAACTATTATATTCTAACCCATGAAGCAAGAAGTATATATCAAAGTGCCGGTAAGTGGGTACGATGCTGGCGACAACGAAGTATTACTAATGGACGAAAAAGATCTGTTTGTATTCGTTGATACTGAAGAAGTGTTTTCCCTCAAGCCAGCAACGATGCATTGTTTTACCGACGAAGAGCTAGCAGAAAGGGACAGAAGGATTGAAAGGAAAGGGTTTATCTCGGGCTACGATCAGGCTAGAATACGATTTAGATAGTTCTAAACCAAAATAAAACCGACTACATCAACTCAATAAAGTAAAACATGAAGGATCAATTAAAAAAAGGCGACAGGGTTCGCGTAATGGATAAGGGATTGTTGATGATGCAACAATTCGCTCCAAAAGGTGCTAAACCAAATAACGAAGGGACTGTGTTTGATATCTGGGAAGATGGAACTATCGAGGTTGAGTTTCCGCTCGAAGGAGAAAATCATAGTCAGGTTGCCCCATATTCACCTGATATTGTTTATAAAATTAATTAATCAACCATGACACTACCACTACAAGTACAGGCGAAGATTGACGAACAATTAAATGAAAAGTTTAAAGTCGCAGAGAGTGTTGGATATGGCTTCATCCAAAGTAATCATAAAGCTATTGCTAAAAGAAGGCGCGACTACAAAGAAGGTGCTCAATTCGGCTACGCACTAGCGAATGAATGGGTGAGTGTGAAGGAACGGTTGCCTGGCGAACTAGAAACGGTTTGGCTACTAAATATAAAAACCGGCTGGTTATGTTTGGGTTGCCGAGTTTATTTCGAGGATAGTTGGCATTGGGCTGAAAGCAATGGAATAATATATTCAGAAAACGGTAAGATCGTGGCGGAGTGTGAAAGTGAAGACTTAGATGTAACCCATTGGTGTAAACTGCCAACACTCCCCATCTATTGATGGTTACATACCATAAAACTGTAAAACCCCTCAACCATGATACCAATAAACTTACCTAGCGGGAATTACCTGATTGTTCCGGTACTCGATCCTTGTACAGACATTGAGTTGACCCAAATGAAACATGGGTCATTTATAAATTATTGTGGCCCCATGACAGAGGGTTATAGCATCGCCCTTCCACCCGGCACCTACGAAATAGTAGGCAAAGGGCTATGCAGTGAGATAACAGATGAGGAGGCGGTAAAAGTGGTGGAAAGTTATAGCGATCAGGGTTTGTTCTGCCGCGACTACTCTTTAGGTTCTCCTGTCTACGGCCTTTTCGCCATCGAATCTCTCAACAGTTTAATTCAATCACACAACCAGCAGCCAGACAGGTGCGTGCTGGTAAAACAATTATAAGTTATGGAACTTAAAAACCAAGTATGTACGCTTGAACAAGGAAAACGATTGTACGAATTAATTGAGAAGGATACTGAAAGCCTTTTTGTTCATTGGTTGACAATCGAAAATGAGGATTACGTTTGGAAGATCGGGACTCTTAATGAAGCGGGAAATGCCACCGAAAGTTATCCCGCTTATACCGTAGCAGAATTAGGCGAAATGCTGCCGGAGTTCTGCCCCTCTTACAAAGGAAGAAATGACGAGTATGCGTGCGTTATAATACCGTGGGAAGTTGAATCCGGTGTAATATCTTCTGAAGATTTGGCTAGCGCTGTTGACGCTGGAATGACTCAAATAGGTCACTATGAAATTGCTCCAACCGAAGCACAAGCCCGCGCCGCGATGCTTATCTATTTGCTTGAACAAAAATTAATCACCCCTAACCAACAAAAGTAAAATCAAACACAATGAGAGAGCTAAGATTTAGGTGCTTTGACACCCTTTCGCCAAAAATGTACACGGGTCATTCGTTGAGTATTGGGTCTAACGGATCCTTCGCGTATCTCGAAGATGATGGTAACTGGAAAGAGTACCACGATGACAATATAATTAAAGTAATGCAATTCACCGGCCTGAAGGATAAGAATGGCACGGGAATTTACGAAAGCGACATTCTTAAAGGGTTTCGTAAGGAACAAAAAGATAAAGATGGTACAAGTGGTTATTGGATTCAGGATAGTGTTATTTGGAGAAACGGAGGCTTCAAATTATTTGGACGAAACCTAACTGACTGTTATACTAAAGATAATAATCACATTTGGCAGTTTATGTGGCATGAACAAGGTGGGCTTATTAACAAAACTGGTTGGTATTACCAAATTGATGAAATAGAAGTCATTGGCAACATCTACGAAAACCCGGAATTGCTGACTAAATAAACTACAAACACAATGAATAAAATTACAGGTAATGAACCAGCGATGCCTATAACGGCTGAACCTATTGCAAACGACGGTTACGGCCTTTCTATCCGGGAAGAGTTTGCATCCAGAGCTATGCAGGGACTATGCGCTAACTCTAATCCGGGCGTACACCACATGCCTGCGAACCTCGCAAAGGAAGCAGTTGAATACGCTGACGCCCTTATAAAAGCCCTTAACGGGGAGTAAAAGATATATATATGATAGTAAGTAATGAACTACGGATAGGGAATTGGGTTTCGTTCAAAGGGCTTTGGAGTGGCCAAATAGCCTCTGTTAGCAAGTCTGGGCTAATAACCATTATAGGAAACGATGGTTGTTTTGATGAGGAAGAACTTCAGCCAATAGAAATAACCGAACATTTGTTAAGGCATATTGGCGCGACTGACTTTGTTGACAGCGATTTGCTTTTAGATCATAGAGTACTTTGCTTCGCGGAATGTAGGGGTGTTTTTTATGACAAAACAACGCTGGTAGACATCCCATCCCTGCACCAGCTCCAAAACCTATACTTCGCCCTTACTGGTAAAGAACTAGAGGTGAAGTTGTAGCAACTACGGTTACCCGTAAAATAAAAACCAGTGATAGTTTATACATTACAGTCCTAAAACATTTTAAACTATGGTATTAAAAACAACCTTCCCGAACGGGAAGCACGTAACTGAAGGTTACACTGAATTAGGCGCTGACTTTTCAATAATAACTAAAGAAACCGCCGAGCCTTCAGAATGGGAAAGGGCGGTATTCGTAGAGTTTGGGGACAGCCCTTTATCAGCGGATTGCTATGCTATTATCTTTTATAAAAACGGTAAATATAGTACCCCGCTATACAAAGGACAAAGAAATGAACTTATAAGCGACACTGGATTTTTGTTTAAAGATCTTACGGATCGTTAACTATTTAAAACCGGGGACGGGGTTACCGAACACCAAAAACAATGAGAAAGTTCACACTAATTGCAGTGCTCTTTTGTGCAGCACTCACAACAACCAACGCGCAGTCCATTTCCTACATTTCTAAAATGAACAACTACGTCAATCAGGCGCAAACGTTCACCCAATGGTATGCAACGCATGACGCAACTCCAAGTCAGGCTATGGCTTCTACAGAATTTAACGATATGCTGAATGCAGCAAAGGCGTTTACACAAGCGGAGCACGATGCGAATTTTCAGATTCTCATGGGCAATATTACTGAACTGGAAAAAATGGGTCATCCCGGGAACCCCGTGCAAGTAGCCCAATGTTTAATGACCGGCGTTGCAACGTTTGTGCAATGCAACCAACAGGCATTGAATTATCCAAATCCTCATGGCGCACTTTGGTTATGTGGGCGTGATTTAGCGAGCTGGAACCTGGCCTGTACCGGTCAGGGATCTTTCCCGCCGCCTACTGGTGACGAAACAAGCAATTTTCCTCCCGGGCGTTAACGAATCAAAAATAATCCACACCCCGCTTGCAGGAATGTAGGCGGGGATTTAAAACACTTGAAAGTGATTAATAAGATTTTAAATTATTGCGCCCTTGTTTTGTTTTTAACAAATTGCAATCATTCGCCAAAGAATAAAATGTATAGCCAAGAATACGTTGATTCGGTTTCCAATACTTGCGCAGTAAGGTATTATAAGCAGGGTTTTTTAGAAGCGTGGAATATATGTCGCCCACTTATTGATAGTATTCAAAAAATGTCTGCTAAATATAAATAAAGTTGATTTGCTACCCCAATACTTGATTGATCTTATTGTAGTATTTCAGGCGTACGTCGTAGCCGATAGCTGTACGCTCTTTACTGCCTGTATTGATGACAGAGCACACCTGTTTAAAGGTGCCTGTTTTGGACAGTGAGATTAGGTTTCGGTATACGGCAAAGAACCAGCAAGCAGAATCGAGCGCGCCTGTATCGGTATCTTGCGCAAACTCTGCCGCCTCTTCCGGTGTCATACCTTTATATTTTCCATAGTCGGCATAAGTAGCACGTCCTGTTAGTCCTATGAACCCACCGCCTTTAAACGTCCACCCATCCCTTGTACCGGGAATATTTCCCATTCTTGACCCGTAGCAATCTATGGCAATCTCAACGGGCTTTCGGTGGAAGTACTTCGCCCGGTCGTTGGGGATATAAGGCGGCTTCGAAGTGGATGAATAACGGCCGGGGAAAGTATTCGCGAGCCCCTGCGCGCTGTAATTCATATTTTCTTCTTTGTGCGCAAATTCTCCACTCTCCTGAAGCAGGTTCGCCAAGAACATTCGAAAAGGCAATTTCTCTGTTATCCCATAGTGGGTACATAGTTCGTTGATTAAATCCGCTAGTTCCTTGCAACGTTCTTTACTTAACGTTGAGGTCACTGCGTCCAATTGTTCCCGGGTAATGAACATAGTCTTAGGCATTTTATCTATAGCAAAGGATGATATTAGGCGGGCGAACCAGCCGGGCATCTGCATTACACTGTCCTCCTTTTAACCGTCCACACAACCCCGCCGCCAAGTACAGCGGCCAGCCCGATGATGATCCAGAAGCGTATAATGGCTATCCTTCGCCATTTATCGTACTCCTTGGTCTTGGCTTCAAGTAAGGTGATTGCGCGCCGGGAATCGCCGCGGGCTAGCTCCAGGGCGGCTGTATTTTCAATCTCGATAGTATCGTGGATGGTAATACGCTCCACGGTTCGGATGCCTGGAAGTTGCACGGTCTTGTATATGCGTACCGTATCGTGGCTGTAAAGGGTATCGTAGAAGGTTGTCCCCTCTGTGTAAAAAGTATCGCGCCTGGTAATAGTATCGCGCCGGACCGTCCCAACCTTCGGAGGGTAAGTAATAGCGCAATACTCCTGCCCTACCTGCGGGAAGGTCGTAACGGCTTTCCCCAGTGCTATCTTAGCCTTTCGTTCAGAGTAGCAGGAGACGAAAAGAATGCACAGTATAGTGGCGGCAAGGGTCGTCCTCATTTCTCCACTACTTTAACCGTTGAATCGCCGTCTTTCACCGCTTCTACCGTAGCCTCCGGTGCATTCTTGATCGTTATCTCTGCAGGAGTACCAAAGTTCTTTATAAGATAAGCAATACCACCGGCGAGGGCGGATATGACAATCAGTTTAACGTTGAATGTCAGCGAGCCCTGGTTAAGCGAGTCCATTACTATTGCAAGCACCGGCGTAATGACGGCCATCAGCAACCCGCGCGTGAAGTCGTTAAGGTTCAGGGAAAATTTTTTCGAGGTCGTAACCGTTTGTTGTGGCATATAGATTATATTAGTTGAGACAATAGTATCAAGATAGCCATAATTACCAGCATGGCAAAAAAGGCTTTAACGCCTTCATTTAATTTTTGCCAGTCGTTCCTTATATTCAAGTTCTTTCATTTTAATATCAATCTCTTCCTGGCGCTCTATTCGGAACTGCTTTTTGAAGTAGAAATAAACCCTTCCCGCTCCATAAACGGTACCCATTATAAAAGCGATCGCTATTTTAACATCGTTAATATCACTCACAATTCCCGCCAGTATGCCGGTTATGCCAAGCAGATCAGCAACACCAATAATAAATTTTATATGCAACATTCTGACAGTCTTTAATAATGCGATCGAAGGCAACACATACATAGCAATATGTTTTAGGGTATATGTTTTTCTATTTTCCATAGCGCATAGAATGATATAGTTCCTACTGACGCTGTAAGCAATAGAAATGCCACCATTACAGGTAATTCATCATTTATTGCAAACCCTGTATAGTGGTAAACTACCTCCCATATTGCCATCGCTATGGAGTAATAAAGAACTGGCTCAACAATTTTCCGACGTTCTTTATCGAGCATTGAGTAAAGAGATGCCCACGCAAACACCCCACCGTGAGCAATTACCTGCCACAAATAGTAGGCATTACACCAATAAGACGTATTAAAATCCGCAAAGCAATGAAAGCAACCGTTGCCGATCAGGTAAAATAGTATAAAGGCTATTATAATCATGACCCGCTTGGTCTTGTTGGGTGAATCCCACCGCGCATAGCTTCATCTTCATCGGTATCGGAAACTACCCTTTCTTTTAGTTCATTAACAATTTCTTCAGCCGTAAACGGGTTTGCATAGTTTCCGTATTGTTCAATTAAGAACTTTGTGTCGTAAGTGTCAATAGTCTCTGGCATGGTATTTTGTTTTTAATAATTTATTTTATAGTTTGAATATACGATATAATATCTTTTAATATCAGCAATATAACCGCTGCCGCAATTCCTGCTATCCACTTACGGTCTGCATCCCTTCTTAATTCTTTTTGCTTCAGCCTGTCCAACTGGAACATTACGCCGGTGTCCTGATTATAAAGCAAGTCATGCAGTTTGTCATATTCTGTATGAAGCCTTGCGTTTGCCCTTGATACTGTTCCTTTTTCGCTCTCCTGATCGGCCGCTATACGAAGCATTTGCAACCTGATATTTTCCAATTGCCCCGACATTTCAGTTTGCTTTATCGACAGTTCCTGTATCTTATCGGCATCATTCACTTCACATTTTTAGTCGTATCAATATATTTTAAAACTGTTACAAAGGGACAAGTGCTGCAAACACGTCGTGCGTATGCTGGCAAAATGCGCTGATCGGAAATAACAATAAAACGGTTATGTTTCTCATATTTTCACAATGAAGTTATTAAAAAGTTCGCTATAACTGAATCTCCCACCGCGTTCGGATGGAGTCCGTCAACGTCGAAGTATGTCGCATCCAGCCCGTTCATTGCTGCGTATACATTTCTGTACAAACAACCGTTTTCACTTGCAACATCCTCGGTTACTTTTACATAAGATAATGCCCGGGCTGCGTCTGCTGCAACAGAAGTTCCGCAGGCGCCAACATAAGCGTTCCATGAATATGGCTGATAAGGGGCAAGAAGAATAACCCGGCTGGGCGGCCACCCATAAGTTGATATTGCACTTGTTACGGCCGTCGTATAGGCTGTTTTAAATTCTGCTGGTGTTGATCCTGCACCCCCGGAGTTCCATCCTATATCATTTTCGCCTAAAGAAATAAATAGTGCCGAGTGTGTTGACGGATTGTAGGCTGGAATCGTAGCCGGATTAAAGACAACAATCCCGCAGGAATTACTCATAGTTTGCCCGTCAATGCCCATATTGAGTTCTGTGGCGTATTTTGCGTGGCAAAATACACTAGTCCATTTCTGGTTACCAAGGTTAACAGGCAGCACTCCCCGGGTAATAGAATTGCCAATAAATACACAGGTTTTATCACAGAAATTAATCCCCGAAGCTCCAATACACGGGCTCCCAACCGTTCCAATTACTATGTTTTGGCTTTTTGCTGAAAAAGAGATTATAAAAATAAGTATGGCGAGTAGGTATCTCATAAACCGTATTGCTGAGGGTAGTAACATTTTCCTGACACGAAAACATTCAGGTTTAAATAAAAGGTTGCGGTACTGGTTGTGCCGAAGGTGTGTCTGGTTGTCCACGTGTTGCCATCTGGTGATGTTTGGATTGTAAATAAATTACCCGTCCTGTTTAACATTACATAATCACCAACTGAAAGAATATATCCTGTGGGAGCCGGTGTGCCGTTAGTAACTGAATATACATCACCACCCGGATCGAGGTACATGCCATATTCATAATGTGTATAATCCTCATTTACGTTCGAGGAATTAAACCCTATTATTATACTTTCACCGTCACTTGCCTGATATTTTATACGGTAACTTCCATCGCCTGTGAGTGTCTTTGAATCAAGCCCGTATTGATCCCAAAGTGTCCCTCCTACAGGAGTCCAGACATTTGAGGTTACGGCTATATTATATCGGGTTGTAAATGTTAAATCCTTCCAGCCTGTGTTTTGGCCGGTTATTCTGTAGTTACTTCTATAATTATATGCCTTGATTGTTATCCTGTCCAGGGTATCAAATGCAGGCCATATCTGAACGCGGCCAATTGTTGTGTCAACCCTTATTCCATAGGTCGTGTCCGGTTGCATCAATAACCCGTTTCGATAAAGTTCTATGTGCTTCCCTATAAAACCAGTATTTGTAATTGTTGAATCCCCTATTTCAGGGTAAGATGGCTGCCCAACTATAAAATTCATCGTTCCCGTACTGTCAGTTCTGCTTGGAGTTGTAAGAATAAAATTATTACCGGATACCCACGTTACTACCTGACCTGTAACACCCCCTGTCGTATTAATGTTGCCAGCCTGTCTCCTTCCGACATTACCATGTATTGGATCCCATACTAATGCGCTGTCGGTAACTGCACCGGCTTGAACACTATCAATAATAAATCTGCCCAAGTGTGGTCTGGCTATAATTGAATCCGGATACACATAAAAGTCGGAAGCTGCGCCTGTTTTGAATGTTTGGAAACTATTGTAAGCCCCGATAGATTGAATATCCGATATGTTGTCGCCAACCGTAGTTCTGAACAGCATTCCGCTTGATGCGGCAATATTAAATTCTCCATTATTATCAAATGTCAGATCATTGCCATCGCCGTCTACTGTTCTGTTCCCTGTTAATGTTCCGTCTGTATTATAGATGTTGGCAATCCCACTTTTCAATGTTTTAACCAATCTGCCAGATGGAGTAATTCCTACCATATAGGTGGTTGTATCGGTAAGCGACAGGTTTTTTGCTCGTATATCTCCTGCTGTATTGTTTAACAATAAAGAGTCGTACAAACTTAACGAAGACATTGCACCTGAAGTTATTGAACCCCGTAAAAGCATATTATCCCCGGCATCATGCTGTACCTGTCCTGATACTGAAGATGTCCATTGCCCAACATCGGTAATATCGAAATCGAACCCGCCGCCGTTAACTGACCTATTAGCTGTAAATATGCCATTACTATTGTATATGTTAGGCAATCCGCTCTTTAGTGTTTTTACCAACTTCCCATCTACACTAATACCTGTTATGTATTGTGTTGTATCGGATATTGGCAAAGTATTTATTCTTAAATCAGGTGTATTAAGATTAATCCGGTCAGCAGTAACACTAAATTGTCCAACATCGGAAAAGTTTATGTCGTTTCCCCCGGCATTAATATCAGTAGCATCAAGCAATGTCCCGCCCCATTGAATATTGTTTCCTGTCTTTGTTAGACCATTATCGGCGGTTATTCCCCCTCCGATCAAAGAATCGACTACAAACCGTCTTGTTACTAAAGAATTGGGGGTAAATAATGATCCGGGATATATAATCCGTCTTGTTGTTGATGTGGAATCGGCGGTTATAAAAAGAGTATTATTATTATTATTAAACCGGATTGGTGATGCAAAAACATCAAATTTTGCCAAGTCAGTAAATGTTAACCCGTATGTCTCATCCCCGGTCAGCGTCCTTTCGCTTGTTAAGGTTAAGTTGCTATTACCTATATTAGCTAAATCTTGTTTCAATGCAATAGTGCCTGAACTATCGGGTAAATTCCAACGTCTTGTTCCCGATAATGGATTAGGAGTAAGGTAGGCAGGAATTGTAGATTGTACAAATGTTAAGGTATCTGGCCTCATTTGCAACTCATCGCTCCCTTTATATACCAGTATCATATTATTGGTAGTATTGCCAATATCAGTCACCTGTTGCAGGTTTTGTGATCCACCACCACCAGAGCCGCTTCCAAGCTTAATCCACTTGTTTGCATTTATTGACCTGATCCAAATGGAAGTGTCGCCGCTGGTAAATATTTGTGCTCCCGGGTATTGCCTTATTCTTTCGAGGTTGGCCGCTGTGGTATCTGCATAAACATAATTAATGATACGCCCCTTTAAACCACCCCTGCTCGTAACTAATGTTGAGTCTGCGCCTAATGATTGACTTATTGGGTATTGACCCGATGCGTTTAAAAATATGAAAAACAATACAAAAGATAAAACCAGCTTCATAATTAACAACAATTTGATTTAGTATATAAAATAATTAATTTATTATTTGTAACCCATGTACCTATTTGAATGGTTATTGTTCCTGTTGTACTGTCAAATACGTAATCCGGGGAAGGCTCCAAGTCGTTTTGCGGTACGTTGTCGATGATTATTAAATGCACAATTGCATTACGTATAATCTCACTGGTAAAATAATTAGTCCCTAATAATGGTCCTCCGGGGAAACCCGCCACAACTTTAAGCGAAGTCATTAATGTCGAATTTTATTTGTTTAAAATGGTTAAAAAGTTTCTTTATAATTGAGGATATATTTGGAATATTTCGCCTACTTGTGCCGGGCTTTCCGGGTACGTAGGGCTGTTTACATCATCTGACAAGAACGACATAATCCCATTTACTTTGTCCCAAGAATAATACGATGCGCCGTTTGGTACTACTGACTGAGTTATTCCATTTCTTACAAACAAAACATTATACCCTATAAACAATGGTATGTGTACGTCAGGAGACCCATCGCTAACAAATGAACTACTACTAACAATAAAATCGTAAGGGGCTGGATAACCACCCGGATTTATTGGGGTAACTGTTCCGCCACCTGCTTGTCCAGAAATCGCTTGCGCCTCCTGCCCCCACATGTTCGTTAGCCAAATGAGATAATTTGCCGTTGCTCGTAATGATTCATTAGTTTGTGCGCCCCCGTCATATCCAAACCTCAAAGCATCCGTAACCATAGCTATTGTAACGGCAGATACCGGCGCTTTCGTCCCCCCAAATAAAGTACCACGACTATTATAATTAGCCGCCAAATACGTACTTATGTCGCCGCGTATTGTTGTTTCTGGTACTGTTGGATATGCCATTTTAGAAAAATACATTTTGGTTTTGCTGCATCCATATTTCACGATCAAAACAGGCTTGTGCCGCAGATAAATCGCTACCGTATGTTATCGCATTGATACCGGCAATTAAGTTTGTCCAAAATATCGCCAGATTGCCCGAATAATTTGTGTCTTGATAAATTCCGGGAGTTAGCCCCTGCAACCCTATGAGATAGTAAAAAAACTGCATCCCAAATTGACACAGTGCAAAAGTGTTCTCCACTTCATCAACCACTACATTAGTTACCGTCAGCCATTGAACTTTAATGAGTGCCGCCGTGTCGTTTACTAAAATATCCAACGTAATTGAGGATTGAGCAAGCGGCCATTCTGTGTAGTTTACCGTCCCGTCCCCGGTCAAGTATGTGCCATCGCTTTGGGAAACAAAGACGCGCCGTTGAGTGATTGTCCCGCTTAACCCGGTCGAATCATCCGTAATGGTGACATTAGCCGGAGTACTTGCGCTTTGACTAACTTGGAAGGATGCGGGCATTTTTTAAGGTTTATCGAAATTAAGTTAATTACCTTGAAAATTCTTTATCAAATGAGGTTATTTTTTTACAAACTTTTATTCTTCCATACCAAAAAGTTCTTTTTTGGCTTCCCGTCTGGCTTGTTGCTTTACCTCTTTTTCAAAGTCCTCACGTTGTTTTTTGTCCAGTTTTTTAACTAAAATAGTGTCCCATGTGCCTGCCTCTGCATCGCTTGTAGTCCCTTTGGAGAGGTGTATTTCCCCACTAGCGTCTACATATATAAAATCATTTTTGTATAGATTAAGCAAGTCTTCCATCTTTTTTTCGCTCAACTTTATAAACTCCTCATTTTCTTTTTTTGTAGCTTGCCTTTTTTTGAATGTTACCGGGTCTTTTATGTCAAATGTCTTTGCCTCTTTAGCCGCATAGGTTTGTGTGCCTACACCAAACGCATTAGGCACTGTAACAGTAAATAGAGATTTCCAGCCCTGATCTTTTATTGACTCATCCATGCCTGAGAATGTCAGTGGAGTAAGGTGTTGCAACAAATATTTCCCCATACCAACCTCCCCGTCATCACCCTTCCATTTTGTGGTTAGTTTATCGCCTGTTGTTGTTTTGCCATCCAAAATATCCCACATTACTGAAGCTACGGGAGCTGACTTGCCGCGTAAAAAGCTACTAAGCGCCGTAAGCCTTGTGCCTGCAAATGGGGTTTTACCATCCATATTAATTATAGCCCCACTGGTGGAAGACTTCTTTTGCCCCGTAATTAACATAGCTGCCAGCCTTATGTACTGCTGATGCCCACCCCAAATATCCCACCGGGTATTCCCTGACTTTATTTTACCAAAATCCGGGCTTCGCGGATCGTCTTCAGTTTCGGCACCTCCCGCTTTTGCTAAGGCAAGGATGGTCAGCCCTACACCAGCCGTAGCTAATAAACTTTTAAAATAATCTAACCTTACTTCTTTTGGAAGGCTTTTGTAAAACCTTGGTTGCGCCAGATAGGTTAATGTATTGATCCTAGAAGCCATTAGTCTGGGAGAAAAGAACAGCCCACTAAGCAACGGGGTTGCCTGATTCATTGTTTCTCCCAAATCTCCACGACCAGTTATATTGTTTATGTAAGATGCAAGCTCTTTATATTCCGTTTTGCTATTTTCAAAATTTCTACCGTCTTTTTGCATTAAGGCAGTAAAGTTATTAAACAAGTCTGCCCTCATTTTATTCAGGAACATGGAATACGCCCTTTCGCTACCTTTAATCAGTCGCCCCAATAATGGTATTCTTTGCGGCAGGTTGCTCATATACGCTTCTTCTTTCTGGCTTAAATGGGGGTTGTCTTTGTCAGTTATGGCAAGTCCAGACTCTTTCATCAATTCATAATTAGGGCTTTCCTTCAGGTTTTCAAACCACCTGTTATAAGCCTTTTCGCTAAAAGAAGCCTGAAACATTTTTCCAAATGCTTTCGTTCCAATTATGGGATGCCCCAATACTGCAAACAACCCTTGTCTTAAGGGCGCTGAATAGTCAACAGAAGCCATTAGGGTACGAGGTATGTTTAGGATATTGGCGGCTTCGTTTTGTGCCTTATTTATGGCTGAAGAATTTTTGTACTCTTCCTGAAGTATTCTTTTCTCCCGCTCATTTTTTAATGCAATAAGTTTGTCTTGCAACGCTCTCGCTTCTTTGTCAAGAACAACCGGCTTTGGCGGTTCTTTTTCAAAATCCCCTGACTTTAATTGTTCTTCAAGTTTTTCAATCTGGGATTTCACCTGCTTTTTATAATCTGCCAGTTTTGACAAGTCGTGCTCTTTGACCTGCTTTTTTAGCGCCTCAATGTCCTGATTACGTTTTATTTTTTCCTTCTCTGAAGATGGCTCTTTCCCGGCATTAAGTTCTTCTAGTTTGTTAATCAGTTTAGCTTCTGTTCTTAAATCCCGCAATTTGGCAGCCAACTCATTTCGTGTCTTCTTCTTTTCATTGTATTCCCCTGCAATAATATCCAGCACATCTTTTTCAGTAATGTCCTTTATTTCTTCTTTTAAAACACCGTGAACTTCTTTTACAATGTCTGACAATTTAGTTACACCTTCTTCAACTAGGTTTTTTACAAGTTTAGCTACGTCCGGAGCAATCGCAAACAGTTCTTTTGCATAGGGAATAACTGTTACCTGCGTATCTTTTCTGGCTTTTGCTAATTTTTCCTTTATAGAAGACAGTATTTCTTTCCTTTCTGAAACGAAATCGCTGTGCGTCTTCCTAGACCTTTTGGGCGCATCTTTTTTTATGGTTGCTTCGGCCTTTAATCTGGCATTTTCTGCCTCCAGCTTAGCAATTTTAGCGTCATATTTTTCTTGCGCTTCACTAATATTTTCATATTCCTTCTTGACTGTTTCTTTCTGGTTTTCTGTAAGCGGTGCGTCTTTGTTGGCCTCTATTTCTCTGAGCAAGTAATCAGCCAGTGTTTCTTCTACTGGCAATAACCCTTTTCTGGCTACCAGACTTTTACCAATCGCCCTTCCGGCTATATCACTTATACTTCTGGCTCGTTTAAATTCACTTAACAACTCATCGGTTGGGTTCTTATTGATTTTTGCTTTAAGGTTAGCTATATACCTTAACATCATCCGCTGATCTATCGGGTCATCAGTCTTGCCCTCGCGTAACCGGTTCAACATTTTTGCTACTGCGTTCGGGTCTTTTGCGAGTCTTTCATTTACTTGCTCATCCCACCCCTTAACCGTTTCAGGGTCTTTTTCGTAATCTGGCAACCCTAATTCTTTAGCTGTTTTATTCATTTCAGCATGGGTAATACCTATTAGTTCACTTCCTTCAGTTAAGGGTTTTGTTTCTCCGGGCGCTGCTGTTGGCGGTTCTTTTGCACCTCCTTCTGTTGCTGCTTCGCTATTTTTATCAGGTTCTGAAGTTGAAGGGCTGACTTCTTCTGCGGGGATTGGTTCATTGTTTTTAACTGGCTCTTGGATATTTTCATTCTTTGATTGATCTTTTACTGAATTATTTTTCCATAAATTATCCCCCTCCAGCGTTGTAGTGTCTGTTTTTTTAACCTTGCCTACATTCTTATCCACGTAATCGTAGATGGCTTTTGCGAGTCCGATATTTTTGGTTTTTGATTTTACATCAGATCCTAATGCAATTGAATACGAATTGTCGCCGTTGTTTTCAAAAGTAGCAGATGAAACAACATCTCCATCCCCTGATTTAACTTCAACTACTACTTGTCCGTTTTCTCCCTTTGAACTTGATATGTAATATTGATCCCCGTTTTTGGCTATAAATGATTCCCCGTTTTCTGAACCATTAAACTCAGTACCCCTGTTATTCCAAACTTCCCCTTTTTTATTTTTCTCTTTCTTCCAGTCGTTCCAACTTGGTACTTGGGCTTCTGTCTTTCCTTGTGAAGGTTCATTCCCATTATCCAGTTCTCTTTGTTGGTCTATGGTTGGTATGTTTACCTCAAACTCAGGTTGCGATTGTTCAGGTGGTTTATACCCTTCAGGTAATTCCGGGTCAAGTTCTATTGGTTCAGATATTTTTTCTTTCCCCTCAGTCGCTTTATCAATTTCCTTTTCCCACCTTTTATTTGCTACCTCTATCAATGTTTGCGGATACGCTTCCCGTGCTGCTTTACTTGAATTTCCTGCTGTGTTTTCTTTCCATTCCGAATCCAGATTATTTGCTCTTTGAGCAACTTCTTTTATAAATTCTCCTACTTTGGTTGGGTCAAACTTGTTTGTTGGCCTTCCGCTTTCATCTCTTACAGATAAAAGTTCCATACTTGACTTACCTAATAAGTCATTATCATAAAGTTCTTCAATAAAATTAGTATTAGACATGTCCGGGTTTAACGCCATCTCTTTTTCAATTTCAATCACTCTTAAATCCCTTTCTTCTTTACGTACTAATGACTGATCAGGGCTGTTTTTAAGCCTGTCTTTTAAAGCCTTTTCCCGTAATGATAAGACCATAAATTTACCGGCTGCTTCCGCGGGGACTCCCTTTGTCTCTAAGACTTCATTCAGGGATTCCAAGTGTTCAATATTGGCTAGTTTTTCTTTAGCAGATTGTGGATTAGTTAAGGCTTCCTGATTAACAAGTTCCCTGTACTTATCCCCGTTATTAGCTATTTCAAGATAGGTACGTCCTAAATTCTCCTTGGACACCGGCAATTTACCAACTGCACCAGCTAAAGATAAAAATGTGGGCGTAAGAAAGTTTGTTTTATAATTTGTGATCGCGTCAGTAACCTCATCGGCAATATTAAATTTTCTTTGCCCGAATGCGGCGTCGAGTGCATTATGTGCAGTAGTAAACGCTGTTAGTACGCCCCCGGTCTTGGCGTTTTCTTTAACCGTATTGCTGAGCAAGGAAAATAACTTATCTCCCAAGTTGCTTTTTGCAGTGGCTTCAGTTATTTTTTTATTTGCCAAGTCGTCGATAGTTGAGACAATTTCTTCGGAAAACAATTTTTTGATGCCTTCCGCCGCCTTTTTAGTTGGCAATGCCTCCCCTAATGTCATATCAATTCCGGTTGATAATAGCGTGTACAGGTTTTGCTTGCCTATGTCGTTGGGGAACTCCTTTCTTGCTTTGTCTGCATTTTGACCCTCAAACATCAGAGCCATAGTTACCGCTTGCGGGATTCTTAACTCTCCGCCCAATATCATCGGAACTGTAAAACCAGCAAATTGACCGCCCTGCTGAATAGTTTTCCTGAAGCCCGTACTTGGAATTACGCTTGGCATATTAGCTTCTTCTTCTTCCAGTCTTTTTGACCGGTCTTCATTTGTTTCCATTAAGCCTAAGTTCTGGAACAAACTATTCCCTTTAGGGTCTAAAAAACCGCCCCCAACTGTTTTGTTTAAAATGTCGCGTGCAGAAGACGCCACGTCATTAACCCCTTTATAGATACCATATCCTGCATTATGAACAAGATCGGTTAATGGTATTACTGCATCAGAAGCGCCCATAACTGCATAGGGTCGTATCTTCTCATTGTATACGTCATATTCTTGTTGAGTCCAGTCGCCATTATCCAAGAGCATTTTAGCTGCCTTATCTGTCTTTTTTACGGAAGGATTAGCATACAGCCAGCCAGTCATTTTCTCATCCTCTAGTTTCTGCGCTAATTGTGAGGCTATTTTCTTTTGGGCATACGCCGGGAACTGGTTATACAGGTTGAATTTTTCGTCCCTGTATTGCCGGGCAAACTCAGGATCGGTTTCAGCCAGTTTAATGACGGTTGGATTATTTAAGAACTCATCCACCCGTAACCCGGCCATTGCTTGCGGCATTTCTTCAAGCCTTTTCCCGTTATATCTTGATGCCATTTCAGGTATAGAGCCGCCCTTTTGAATAGCATCCTCTAACGCTCTCATACGTTTCATGGTATTGAACGCAGAGACCTCGGTTACATTATTTTTATCTATATGTTTGGCTATTTCGTCTGCGTCAAACTCTTGGATAGGCGTTTGAGATGCACTTAATTTCTGTTCTGAAGCGATCTGTTCTGATAGTCCGGGGATAACCCCGGTTGACTTAGGGGATAACATGGCGCCCTTTTTTGCTAGGCGTTCCTGAAGATATTGTTCGGCAGCGTCCTTGTTGTCGCCAAACGCATTTTTAATGGTATTAGAATTTTCCTGAAGTGCTTTAGACACTTTGAATGTATCGAATGCTGTTACCCCGGTTGGCTTACCTGATGTAACGTCTGGGTAAATATATTGTGCAGCCTGCCTTTTTTCTGCATTTAATGCAGTCCCTAATGGGTCATCATTATCTGGAATGATTATTTTTTTACCACTTATCCATTCGTCAAAGTCTTGCTGGTTTTTGTTTTGGGAGCCGGGACTCTTCTTATCAGCATATTGCCTTTCCTGGTCTTTATGTAATTGCTGGGCATAGGCAGTCGCGGCTTCCGGTGTTTTAAATATCCCAAGATGCCTGCCAGTTTTTCTGTAATTGGCAATAGCTTCTTTTTCGGACATTATTCTGCCGTCATCCGAAACCGTTGGTATAAGCACCTCCCCCTTATCAGTGCCTATTGAAATACTCCTTACTGTGGAAATTGATCCGTCCTGATTTTTAACTACAGGGCGCTTGTTAAGGTCAATATTCCCTTCCTGAATTAAGTCGCTGCTACCAGCGTCCATCGTAACAGTAGGTATTCCACCCGAAGTTTTCCCGGTTGGCGTTAATCCTGTAGCCCCGTTGTCCTTTGGTTGTTCTGGAAGTTGCCTGGTTTTGTATTCTCTTTCCCACCAAGGTTTAGAGGTCATTTTTGCGCTTTGCGACTGGCCATCGGACGTACCAACTGTCCCACCACTTTTTGAAACGGAAGAAAAAAGATTTGATAAAAATCCAGACTGTTCTTTTTTTTTTGGAATTGGCAATCCTTCGTCATCAAATTCAACATCTGACTTAACTCCCTTAGGGATTGGAAGTCCGTCGTTATCAAACCTTACCTGATCTAAAGTACCTTTTCCCATAGTTATTGCGCTCCAATGCTTTTAAGATAATCTGATTCACTCATATTATATTTAGCTGCCCCTTTTTTAATCTGATCGGCAGTAAGTGTTTTGCTGCCTACTTTATATGTTTTTTTATTAGCCGGTGCAGTGTTTGTTTTCGGGACAATGTCATCTTTCAATCGCCCTCTTTTAACTTCGTTAACACTAGTTTGATCCATGTTTTTTTGTGCGGCCACTCTTCTTGATATGACTTGGCCGTTTCTGCCTTCCCAATCGCCGTCATCCCTTCTAATGTAGTATTTATTCCCGTTCTCATCAACAACAGGAGGCACGTCTCCAAATAATTTTTTATGATTTACGTCTACTTTATTAAAAGGTATGATCATTACTTCTTTTTCTTCATAATGCGGGAATGGGCTTCCGTCGTCTATTTTTACTTTTATTGTTTTCGGCTCAATAGACTTATTTGTTTCGTAATTACCGAATATATCATAATCACCTAATCCCGGCCTTTCCTGATTTAATGAAGCCCTGTAATTTCTTCCCCCTTCAGCCATGTTGAACATTTTTTCTCTGAAGGCTTCTTGGCGTTTCATTATGGCATCCTTGTTATCAATCTGTTTTGGCGGTAACTTTATGGTAGGCTGTATCAATTCCATTGAGTAAGCTGTAGCATAATCTTCGGGGATAGATGGATCAACACCATATTGAGATTTAAATACGTTGGCCAGTGCAGCCCGTCTAACAGGGTCTTTTATTTCATTTTGTACCTGACTCCTAAAACTGTAGCTATTTTCAAACTTATCGGCTGCCCGGCTCGCTATAACCTGTTTGCCTTCATCATCAAAACCAAGTTCAGTTATTTCGCTCAGTCTTAAGTCATTCCCTTTCAATGGCTCTGTGTACACCTTCGATTTATTCCTTTTTATATCGCCAAAGCCTTTTAGAAATGTTTGTTGATTGAATGGTTTTGGCTGAGACAGCCATTTTACGCCATCGAAACTAATGCTCCCGTCTTCATCAACCCCTTTATCATTTAGATGTAGTTCAGTAATAAAATCATCTGGCACTACCCCGTCCTGTTTTAACCTGTCCTGATAGAGTTTCATTGCCATGTCCTGCTTCGCTGTTCTTTCTTTGCTCTGGTTTACATAGCCGCTTACATCACGAAGGATCTTTTCATATTCAAACGCTTCCGGCGTCGTTCCTTTTCGTATCTTATCCTTGTTTAAATTATAGAATGCCTGAACATTACTTAACCGTTGGTCGAACCCCTGCCGGTCTACATCTCTTAACCCTTGCGGGTTGATGTTATTGATACGGGCACGGTCATATTGGTCTAACGCATCCATTTTAGCCTGCCTTTTAGCTAACAGGTTCCCGTACAGGTTTACCGTTGGCGTACTGTCAAATTCTACATTGCCTCCGCTATAAAGCCTTGGATCGTTTTGGGTTGCCATTAACCAAGTATTGATTTACGTTTCCTGTTTCTCAATAGCCAATCTGAGGTTATTCCGGATAAGCCATTATTATTTCCACTCGCTGACGTTTCGGTATTGTTTGAGTTGCTCCCGGCGCCATACTCTTTGTTGAGCATTTGCATATTAGTGTAGTTCTGCAACCCATTGAATATATTAGACAGACCGGCATTAACGCCTTGGTTTGCAGCGCCTGCTTTCATAGCTTTCAGGTTATACTTTCTTTCGAAAGGCTGCATTTCATTTATATCGAAGGCTGTACGATCTTCCCCTGCTTTCATTTGTGTGGCTGTACCCAATTGGTTAAACCTATTATTTCTTTCCTGTTCGGCGGTAGCTTCTGCATTTAGTGTCGCATCACTTGCACCGCGTAAAATAGAAGATATACCCGCAATGCCGCTACGCCTGTCCTGTAATGCTCCAACACCATTTGCCACCCCTCGGTTGATGTTCCCTATCTGGCGCTTGTACATTGCACTATCGGTTGGAGAAACGTTATAGCGGTCAAGGGATTGATTATAGTAATCCAGAATGCCTTGATTCTTTTTATACAAAGGCGAGTTCATGCCTTCCAATTCCTTCTGCGCTTTCTTGGCTTTGCCCGCATTAATAATTGACTGAATACCTCCCGCTGCGGCGGTAATTAATGGCAATAAAGGTAACGGCATTGTATACTTTTTATAGGGTTAGCGTACATTTAAGGGACTATCAATGTATCGGCAGATTAATTCATTCAAATTTACGAGTTCTGACGCGTTTGTAATTTGAAATTTTGCTACGAGCCAATTACCTTTCATAAAATCACCGTTCCATTTTCCGCCTCTTGAATTAACATCTCTTTTCCAGCTAGCGGACGGCATCGCTTCCAGGATTTTAAATTCTGCCTCTACAAGGTTTGTTTCCTGACGCTGCGCCCCGTAACTTTTTGTATCAGTGTATGCAATAGGTACCGCCCATATTACATCCGCATCCTCGGAAATGCTTTGCCACCCCTTTTTGGGCATCCCTTCAGGGTTAAAAACAACGGTAATCGAACAGTCATATTGCTGTCCGAAGAAATTACAATACGGGGCTAAATCACTTTTCTTCCACAGTTGGCCATTCAGGAACATATATACATTGTCATCTGCGCTCAAAGCCCATTCAGGGTGTTCGTCAAAATCGCCAGTAAATCCATTTCTTGTTTCATTAAAACAATAATTCCGGTCGGGCAGTACATTCGTCCCTTGCAGAATAGTATGGGCTTCACTCTCAAAGCTATCCCAATACTTCATCACTTTGGCAATAAACCCGTTTGGTCTTATTTGAGTGCGGTTATATGGCGTTACATATCCCGATAACGTAAATTGTCCCTTGTATAGTAACCCGAGATCATTTAAGCCATCACCCGCAAGTCTCACTTCCCGCCCTGTTATCACATCGTTAAAATAATCGGCATCTGCGCTGCTGCAAAGGTTGGTTGGGTAACCACCCAACCCATACATTCCCTGATAATAATTGATATTATTCTGTGTGATAATTACATTGGTTGTTACTAGTTGGTTGTCGCCATCATTATTTTGAATAAACCGGGAGTATACCCCCCACTGCCCTACACCCCTGTCCTGAAAAGTCCGGAGTATTTTTTCGCGTATTTTAAACCTTCTTATATCGCCATAACTTCTGATTGCTTCATCATATTCGTCTTCCTGAAAAATATTCAACCGGTTAATATTTGTTCCGGGCTGATACGCGCCCCCCCACCTTACTAAAACACCATTATATTCTGTTTTCGCATCGGGGTTTATTGGCCATCCGCGCCCATCAGAATTTACTTTACTTAAAAAATAATCACTATAACCAGTGTCCATTACGGTCATGGTCTTGGTTGTTGTGGCATCAACGTCAAGATAAAATATTCTTGGCTTAAAATAATTATCCCCTTTATAAAAAAGAAATGTTGCCGGTTGTGTGGCATTTTGTTCCTGTAAATTACCTCCGTGGTATAACTGACCGCTTCCGGGCTGGTTAGCATTGATCTCAAATGTTTCACCAAATTCAAAAAATACCTGTTCATCCCCGTTTGTTCTTAGAAGTGGCGAGTATAGTTCAATAAAAGAATTGGCCGTATATGCCGGGAAGGAGGTGCTTGGCTTTTTAACTTTAATAAACCTGCCTAGCGATGCCGGGCTTGTCATTGTCCTTTGAACCGTTCCCAATACCTCAAAATCAAGTACCGGGGCATATAACGTCCTGTCACCATTGGCGGGATTATAATTTGCAATTACCCGGATCCTGTCCCCTTCTTTAAAATCGTAAGAAGGGATAAATCCGGTGTTTTTTGTTTTAAGGTAAGTCAGGTTCTGAATGCAGAAATATAAATAATCTGTATCGGTTTGATAATCGTTAGTTACCAACTCAATGTATGAATTAGTTGTTTGATTGGATGTTCTGACCCACTGGAAACGTCTTGCCCAACTTGGCGGCAGGTGGTTAATACTAGCCATCATGTACGGTATGTACTGATTTGATGGCGGCTCTGACATGGTAGCAAAGTCACGGCTGTTATATCCAAAATTATTCAGTACAGTTTCCGTATTAACGAAGGAGATAACCCCGTTTGTTTTCCCACGTTCATCAAAATAAATCAATCCCCAACGGTACTGACTTGACCATTTTAAAACTGAGTTTGGATATGGAACTGTGAAACTGGAAAGGTTAGTATATTCCACATATTGGTCAGGAAATGATCCTGCCGGGTTAGTTGTTACAATAGAAATAGTATTGCCCGTTCCTGCCTGCGTTGCAGAAACTTCGGTGTTAATCCCAAGTGTAACTAACTCTGCGTTCAATAGCGCCGTAAAGGCTGTTGTTATATCTGAAAGTGTGTCTGTTAACCCCGGCGTATAGCTAACATCAATTGTGAACACAACGCCGTTATCATACCTAACCCTTAGCTGAATGGTTGTATTACTGGCAGCGCTGCCTCCGATAATAACAGTAAGTTCCGTATCGGAAATATTCTCCGCGTTTATAACTAATGCTCCTTCCCCTTCGCCAAGACCTGAATACATATAAACCTCACATTGGGATTCAGCAAGGTTTGGATAGCCTTCTGTAATACCCCCATAGATAATTACATTGCCATTTAATACCTCTAAAGTATTTGCCTTATCTGGAAGGTAGCTGTAATATAAATCACTTTCTTCTATTGGGATAGTCGTGTAAACGGAATCATTTGTAAACCGGAAGGTAAACGTGCCAAGTGTAAAATCTGAAGCTGGAATAGTGGTAATAGAAAAATAGTCGCTCCATGTGCTCCCTTGGCATTCCTGTCCCGCTATTTCCACACCTGTAATATCACCAACCGTTGTATTATCGCTTAGTCTTGCCACCCCTTCAATAATAATAGTGTTATTTTTTGTCGGGTCTGTCAGGTTGGTTTGATTGAATCCGTCGATTGGGAGTGGCATTTTCGACAGAGAAGAAAATGCAGACTTTTCAAGATTGGAGAATAAAAACCTGTATGCGAACCTAAACAGTCGTTTGGCTAAATTATTTACATTAAAATTAGCATCATTAGCGTAAATCACGGAAAGCGTTTGCATCGGCCAATCTTTCCCGGCATTTAGCATATCTGAAATAAAAGGAGATAATGCTGCTACGGTATCAAGATTAAGATACTTTGGCCGGTTATTTCCGTCAGTCCAATATAGTAAATCACCGTCTCCTTGCGTCCTGTATACGAGTGCTGCGGAGTGTACCGGGTAGTTGGGGCTGAAATTTAAAATGTCTGTGGCGCTGTTTGTCCCGCAAATGAATATCGGGGAAATAAGTTCGGTATTAATTGACAACTGGTAAATACCATTATCGCCGTTGCTATTCCAGTTAAACCAAATTATCCGGCGTTTAACGGAATCATAGAACGCGCCGATACACTCATTCTCTCCCCCCGGAAGGCTGGCGTTATTTATTAGATAATTACCGCGAATGTTTTGAAATGACAGCCCGTTTGCACCGCCATAAAATCTACCGTTGAGGGCTTGTATATGCTGCGCAGGGAGTATGTCCGGGTTTTGATCGTCCGAATTTAAAACCCCCGCAAATCTTTTTACAACAACCACGTTTAAAATTTATGGCAAATCTGCCGACTCTGTGAAAATTATTTTTGCTTCTGGTATAATTGTATACGACTGCCCATTATACACAAATACTCCGACTATATCAGTATTTTTAAACATAACAGAACTACCCACGGTTCTTTCTCCATTGTTAACCCACAACTGATCTATTGCCCCAAACAGGAACCCTGTGTCAGGCGGGACTATATTTTGTGTTGAAGATGTGCTACTCCCACTTCCATATATGGAAACGTATCCAGCGGTTAAAAATACAGGTAGAGACATTTATGCTTTTACAGTTAATCGGCTGGTTTCTAAATTTTGAATGTATGCCTGATCCAAATAAAAAGGGCGGAATCTTGCTTTGCCTCTTCGTAAGGCTTCAAAATAATCATGTCTTCTGATTTGCTTATCTCCTAAATTCCCTTTCCTTGAAGATGGCATATTAGCTATGTCCTGCCAAGCCAACCAGCATATCATTGTCTCCCTGAATTCTACGGGGATATAATATTCACTTCCTTCCGTTGGACTTGCGGTGTACTCCAAAATGCAATTATCCCATAAGAAGTCACTGCCCAAGAGTATAACACCGTTATGGTTATCAATTTTAAAGCCACCACCATAACTATAATCCCCGGCAATTCCATAGAAATTATCGCAGCTATCACCGTTCCAGTAGTTAAAAAAAACAGGTGAACTAAAAGAATAAACGTCCGCGATTTCTGATTGATTTACTTGGGCAATCCTGTTTGGTTGCAAATCTGCAAACGTAGTAAGTTTTTCGTTATACTTAAGCGGGATTACTTCCCCTGCACCATTTAAGACACCAAATTTATTGTAGTGGATAAAATCTGCGGGTAGTGTAATGGTTTTGTTCGCATTGATGGGCAATTTTACTGACTTGACTTGGTAAAAAAAATCTATCCCCAACTCTTCCATAAGCGTGAATGCTAAATGAAATAGTTTGAAGTATTTGCTTTGCGAAAGTTCTGCCCTGTTTATATAATCATAAATAGCAGAATCTAACGTTATCCATTGCCTGCGCTGCGACATTATTAAATATTATTTTTTCTTAGATTTCTGCACTGACTTATCGCTTTTTGATGGCTTCTCATCGGATGCCAGTTTATGAAGTGTTTCTTCTTCATTATCCGGTGCATCGGAATCGGGCAGCGCATCAATTGTTTCATCTACCAATTCAATGAGATCGGCATTTTCAACGGTATGCCCGGCTTTATTATCCGTAGAATTGGTATGCTCTGAACTGTTCTTGGCTGCCATACAAAAACCTTGTGGAAAGTTTTGCAACTCAACTGGCAGGTGCGTAGAAAGACCGACAAAATATTCCATTTGCTCCGAAGTAATTCTTTCCGTTGGTTCTACTTCTGCGAACCATTTTTCATACTTTGATTTTACGATGCTATCGGGTATCTTGTTTATAAAAACAAGGAGAGAGGCTATGGCATTTGGCGTTAAAGTGTACATAATATTTATAATTTAATTTTTACGTTGTTTTTACTGCTGGCTGGCCGTCATTCGAAGCATCTACAGGTTGATTTCTTTCCAATAGAAGTTGTTGTTGAATATAGGACACAACGATTGGCAAACTATCGTCAGGCAGGTTTAATGTACTGTTTAGATTCGTACTGTCACCCCCGCTAATCAATGTTACCGTTGCTGTATAATCTGTCATTATGATAGTAGTTATCACAAAACAAAATTCACCTTCCGGGTAAGCCAGCACTTTATTAGGTATGACTCTCATTGACCTGTAATAGCCAACTTGGTTTTCGCTTAACAGGACAGCGGGATAGCTTATGTTGCTATTACTGTCCTTAAATAATATCCTCGAAATACCTTCTGTGTTTCCTATTGATAATGGTATTTGCGGCAATGTAAACTTATATAAAAACTGTTCATCTTTTGTGACAGTAAGTCCTTTAAAGGTTGAATAGAAGCTATTGTTTACAAAACCTATCCCTTCAAGTTGAATGTTTTCTTTATAGTTGTTTTTGGCGGCCACTGCAATGCCCTGATTAATCCAAAGGTTAATAAGATTGTCGGTTATATCAGCCTCATCGACAGGGAACCCGCCGTATACCTGCCGCCTCAACATTTCTATAAAAGTCCTTCTGGTCATTCTTTATACTAGTTTTATGGATACACGCCAAATACCGAACTCAACGCAGTTAACGCGGCTGCAACACTCGCTGGCGCACTTCCGCTTCCAGCTACCCTCAAATCTGCCAACGCACAAGAATACTCGCCAAATGTACCTATCTGCACATTTATCGTTGTACCCGCTGAATTAAACGAGTACATAACCGGGAATCCTATGTAACATTGTATTGCTCCTGCAACACCTTCAACTGTTGTTGTTACCTGAATTTGATTGCCTTGCTTTGTAAAGTCGATTGTAGTTGCCATTATTGACCATTTTGTTTTTGTTCTTGAGAGAATTGCATTACAGCGCCTGCGCTCAAATTAACACCGACTAACATCAACGCGCGTGAAATAATGTCGAAAATAGCTACCTCGTCCCAAACCGGCTGCGTACTTGTGGCGGGATTATACACCGGGATGCCATTAATATCAAATGTATACCCCCACACCATATCCGGACATTCTTTTACGTAATGTAATCTGGCTGACTGCCTGTTTTGCGGATAAAAAACAAACCCTGTATCTTCTAAAACGTAAATTGGGTTTGTTGATACTGGATCGATTGTGCTATTGTATATCGAAACAAACTTATGCTGATCTGCATATCTTATTCGCTGAAAGCCGTATAAACTCCACATTGCATCTGTCTGCAAGTAATTACCGGGATATGGACTATATCCGTTAACATCAACATTTAAATTATACCCGTAAATAATTGGGGCAAGCCTCTGCCTTACGACTGAATTTTGCCCCAATTCAACTCTGGCCACCGGTCGACCGGGTGTATATTGTTGAAATACCCCTAGAAGATAAGCGACGTAATTTTTCTGCGCTTGATTTATTGCCGTATGAAAGTCTTCAGGGCTAAGATAGCCTTGTTGTAGGTTTTTAGCTACTACATACAACATCGTACGATAGACTTCATCTACGTTCATCCTTTAGGGTACTTTTATTTTTATCCGAAAAACGTTCTCAATTGTTTGCTAAAGTTAGCATTATCTTCCCCATGAAGTTGTGCAAACTCAATTAAATATTCTACCGCATCTCTTCCTTCCGGCAACGCGGAAATAAATCCACCGTCAACCCAATATGCTGCACCGGGTTGTTTACCTAAATCTATCTTGCCTTCATTGATCCCCCGCCTTACCATGTGGGCTACTTTTACGGTAGGTGACTGAATACTAACAAGAAATTTTTTCGCGTTATTTTTTGCATAGCGGATATAGGCGTTACGCAATGCGCTTTCATCCAATTCAACGCCCATTTCATCCTGAAATTCGATATTTAAATATTTCGCGTGAGGGATTACCTCTGCAATAGGCGTGGTCATTGCGAGTTGCATGGCTTTTATCACATCGTTTTCCTCAGCAATTGCCACTTGATTTAATTCTACTGGATTCCACTCATAAAAGTAAATATCTTTGGGACGTGCTTGATCCTTATACTTCTTTTGATTTGATTGATTTCGCATTGTTAATTCCGCCGCCTGAAGGTGCATAGGTTTATTTATAGGAATAATACAAATCCCTTTATCAAATTCCAAGCACTCAACATTTTTAGCAACGTACTCTTTGGGGAATACGGACGGTGGTTGTTCATCAAACCAAATAGTATTTGCCCCTCTAAGCAGTCGCATCCTTCTTTGTCTGCCTGTTTTTGGGTCAATCACATCTTCTTCCACATCTAAAATTACTTTGCCCTGCCTTTTATCATTGGACAGTATAAATATTCTATTAACTGCCTTTTTAGAAACAAGAGTTTCAGTTGTTGGCGTAAACACCGATTCTGTTAATTCCGGGGCTTGCAATACTTCTGTATCGCTTATGGTGTCCGGCTGATCTTTTTTCATTTTATTTTTAATTATTGATTACTAAAAGAAGGGAACCGTCTAGTAAACGGTTCCCTTTATATACTTATGAACCCGAGACGGTAAAGAACTGAGCCAAGCCCGCAGCCCTAACGGCCTTGTACGTAACCATACTTACAGTGTGATCCAAAGTACCGGTTTGGTTAACATCTGCGTTTCCGCCATACTCCCAAACTTTTACTCCGTTGGATATTGTACCGCCTCCAAGTGGTTCTTGGTACATTACCTGTACGTTTTTCAGTCGCCCGGTTACTGGCGCACCGCCGCCGTTACCATACTTCGCTGTTACCTCACCTTGCGGCATGATAATACCAAAGTTTCTGTATTGGTCAACGTCTGGTGTTTTACCGTGAGTAACCTCTGTATTGAACCCACCATACATCTTCAATTGAAGCATATAGTTGTCAATTTTGAAGCTGTCAAATCCATAAGCTACACTTGCTTGTTCAGAAGCAGCACCGCTACCCCAAACATACGCGCCCGCTGGGTATTGAGCAAAAAGCGTATCATCAAACTCTTGCCTTTGGAAAATATCCATCAACCAAATGTTTTGTTGAGCGTTTCCGTTCACCATCATTTGGGCTGTAATAGCGTGTAGTTTGGAAATACCCAAAGAACCCAAAGAATAGGTTACTGCATTACCCCGAGATACTATTTCAGGAACGAGTCCTTTTGTACCCACATCTCCTGCGTTTAATCCAGTATTATTTTGCAGACCGCCAAACAAAAGTTTGAAGTCAACATTATTGAGGAAACGACGGTTTGCCAAAACCAAGCCTTTATAAGTAAAGGCTCCCTGCTTACCTCTCTTGATACCGGCTGACATGAACCCGCCATCTTCCACATAATCGTAGTAGATTTTTTCCATTTCAGAACGATCGGTCGCCTTCCAGTCATCCCGAATAACGGTTGTACTGTTAGTTATTTTTTCGTCGATTGGGATTTGCGGGTCAATGTTGGTAGAGGCTTCCCCTGCTTCGGTATTGGACGCCAGTTTAATGATTTCACCCGCCAAAAGATTGGCACTTCCTGCTGACACAAATGCTTGTGTTGATTTCAATGGCCGTACGGTCATTGTGTGCGCGTTGGCTACTGTTTTGTTTACAGTAAGCACCTTACCTTCAACGCCATTCGATGCGAGCCGAACCGTTTCACCTACACGAATAGGGGACTGGGTTCCTGCATTATAGTGATCATTTGTAGAAATCGCTACCGTTACGGTTGCCCCTGCTGCTGGCGCAACAACGGCCGTCTTATTAGTAACCGCAGCCATCAATTTACCTAAATCTTCGAAGTGAAAGAAATCCCTTCCTTCTACTTTTTCCATGCCTCCAAAAGTTGAAAGCCATGTTGTAAAGTCTTGCAGGCCATATTTTGTTACAAACTGACGATAATTGTGAGGTTGTAAGATATTGAGTGCCGATATAAAGTCGTAGTTGGCTGCTGGTAAACTCACGACATTCGGGGACGCAATATTTGAGGTACTTATTCCGGGCATTGTTTGTTCGGATTAAATTGTTTTTAAAAATTGTTATACAAAGAAAGCATTTGCTAATCCTTGTTGGGCTTGTTCAACGGTAATACCTAATTCAGCGTTATTGTTTTTAACGCCTGAATAATCGATATTTTTTATCGACTTAATAGATTCCTGATGCCTTTTATTCCCTGTTTCACTTACGAGGCGAGAGAACACGCTTTCCTTATGTTGTATAAGGTGTAAGTCTTCCATCATCTTAGCTGTTTTTACCTGACCTTTTTCGTCTACCCAACCAACCTTGGTGAAGAAGTCTCCGAGGTCTGTAAAAGCACTTTCAAGAAGTGGTTTAATGGAATTTTTCTCTTCCTCTGTAACCACGTATGCTACTGGTATCTCGACTTCCTTGTCTTTGAAGGTAGCATTGTAGCCATTGAAGGTTTTAGCACTGGATTCTACATCTTTCAGGAAGTTTTCCTTTTGCAATTTTAGTTCCGCCAATTCCTCTTGGGTAGGTTCTGTTTGCGTAGGAATATTCCCTGCTTTAATATCTGGTAAAACTATTTCCTTTGATAATTTAAGAAGTTCTGCCATTGCGGGCTTTGCATCTCGTTTGATCCTGTTTTCTATTTGCTGCAATCTCTTTTCATGCGCCGCTACCCTATCCGCAAATTCCTCATCCAATTCCGATATTCCCTGAACTGGTTTTTCAGGCATCTCGTATTGTTCTAAGAAAAGGTCGTTAACTTCTTCTGGCGTAAATTCTTTGTGCTGATACTGAAGGTTTAATTTCAATATGTCAGCGGGTTGCATTTTATCAACTTCTTTCAACTTCTTTTGCTCATTTAAGATTAAAAGAACCTCGTCCGTTTTCCCTTCTTTTATAAGGTTAAAAACTTTTTCACTCTCTTCATTTGCGAATGTAATAGGTTCGCCTACTGTCGCTTCTGGCTTGGCTGGAATTGATTTTTTCTCTGCGTTTGCGTCGGCTGGCCTATTCTGAATAGGATCGGGAGTTGCTGTTGGCGTATTTTCTGGTTGCCCGGGAGCGGTAATCTCCGGTTTCGTTTCCTCTATCTTTTTATCCTTCTCATCTATAACCGGGTCTTTACTATTAGATGCAGGTTCTATGATTGTAGGTGTGGACTTCCAAGTATCAGTATCAAAAAAATTTTGTACTTCGGGAGCTAACTGGGTAGTTTCAACTGGTGTTACTGTTTCTGACATAAATCTGTTTTTATTTTACGCGGCAGGCTGCATACCTTCTGGGTTTTGCGCTTGTTGCTCTTGATTTTGTTGAATATTATTTGTTATCGCTTGGTTTTCTTGCCCTAATGATAATTCAAGCCCGGGCATAACTTGTTGAATAATAGGCAAGAGCCATGCAGGCATTTCCGGGTTTTGGCTTTTCGATGCAATTTGGAAACTGCCTTCAATTATTTTTTGTTTGATCGTTTGAAGAGAATCAAATTCTTTAATTTTCATTTCGAACGACAACTTATCTTGTGCCAACTGAATTTCTTTTTGCGCTGCCTGCTCATTACTAGCCTGCTGTTGCTTGGCATTCATTTCGCTTTGCGCTTGGGCTTGTTGCATCTGACCTTCCAGCGCCTTCTTTTGCGCTCTCTCGAAGTATAAATTTGCAAGTTTTGTATTTTCTTTGGCGATCTCCCTTATTTTAAAGGGGCTAATATATAAAATGAAATCTGGGTGGGTTATAACGTATTGATCCACGTCTTTCATCAACTGTGTTACTTCTTCAGTCGTCGGGAGCATATCTATTTTAACCTTAAAGTTCCTCCCTTTTACGTTTTCTTCTTTGAGTATTTTTCTATACTCCTCACTTCCAAATTCTACGGAATCATGCAAAAGGCACGCTATTTTATCCGCTGTTTCATTCATTAATGATACAACAGCATCGCGGATGTAATCCGTGGCATTAAAACTTACCTCTAAGGCAGTTTCGACATTTTGAACCCCTACTCTTGGCTTAATGGTTTGACCCTCGGCAAATTCATTTATTCCTATTTCATCCCTTAATACCTGAAGGTGATAATTGTATATTTCTATAAGCGCCTGAAGCTGTTGGACACTACCAGCATTCGGAAGTTCTTTTACTGGCGTTTCTATTCTATTCCCTTCAGCATCGCGGCTCCTGAAGTAAACATTACCGGTCTGATCGGTTATTTTCTGTAACTCCAACGGCTTTACAATACCATTGCCTAAGTCCATTGCCTGCATCCCATCAATATCATACTGATAACCAGAGGGACGTAACTTGGCAACAAGTTGCTGAATTTTCAGCCTTGCCAAAATCATTTGCTCTACGGGTTCTTCTATTTTTTCTGGCACTGCAAGGTTTCTCATCCCCACATTCTGGTACATATAGAAACTGTACGGAGATGATACTTCGCTTATCTTTTCATAGTCTTGGGGTTTAATCATGTTTTTCTCAAGACCCCATTCCAGTATTTTTTTTGACGATCTAATATATACTCCGCGATAAATATTCCATATCTTCCTTTCTACATATTCACTGTCATTCGCCGGTTTTCTGTCTAATCTATCGACAACTAAATTTCCGGATTTGGTTACTTTCATCTCGTAACCGGCATTATCCAATGACTTTAAAGTAAACCTGACAACATCTACATTCCAGTCATCAATGGGCAAATAAGTATTTATGTTCCACGTGGAATCGAATGTTATATTGCTATTCGCCTGCCATTGTTTAGAGGCTTTAGAAATCTCAAACAACTCTTCTGCCTTTAAGTGCGGATAAAGGTTTCTTAGTTGTGATATTTTATAAGAAACTATTTCTCCCTTTATATCTGCATCCCTGAAATCGTCGTATTCGGAATACGAATAAAACATATTTTCAGGCTTGCAATAGTTCACAATTATCTTGCCTTTGCTGTCTGCAATAGTTTCAGTGCCTATTAAACCAACCTCCGCACTATCCCTAAGGATTCTTCTTCTTAGAACATCATTCCAGCCGCACTCATCTAAAACATTATTGATGCCCTTCTCATTTAATATTTCTTCTGGCAAACGCTGTTCTTCGGCTGCCCATAGATCAAGGTGATCTTTGTCTTCTGGAATAAATGAATTTTGGGGAATTGTTGGCAATCCGCTCTCACTTTGTAACCGCAACAACACCTCTTTATTATCCATGTAAAACTCGGCTTCGTCTTGTTGATCTTTTTTTGCTTTTATGGAAATAGGGTCAGTTGCTGTAACAGAGGCTTTTTGCTTTTGAGTCATCCACCGACCTACTAGTCTGGAAATGATAGTATTAACTATCATTATAGATTTCCAATTGATATTAACATAGTTGGTCTTGCCGTTAATATTTAGAAAATCCATAAACTTTACCATATCCATCTTCCCTGCTCCCAAAGAACGGTTTAAGGCAAACCTAGCATTCCTTTCAGTAAAATATCCGCTGTTGATGATATTTTCACATTGCAGAACGATCCTTTCCCCAAACTTAATATCAGTTTTTTTATTAGCATCTCCGGAGAGTTGGAATGCCTTTAGGGCATTGTCGGGAATGCCAGCAAACTTCAAATCATTGCTATTAGAAGCAGGATTTTGCATATTTTCTAAGAGGGTAGGGAATTATTTGGATAAAATTACAGAAATCTTATTCAAAAACAAATAAATTTCTAATATCTCGCATCGACTGGGTTTGCATATTTTTTTTGTTGCTGGCCATATACCTTGATAACGGGATCGGGCGGGGGCAAAGGCGTATAGTTAGGTTGCATCACGCAAGCTAGCCATATTAAAAAAGATACCATCGTATCAAACTCAGTTCTCTTGTAGGGATCAAATATTAAAGCGTTTTCAAGTATAGCCTCAAAGTCTATAAGGTGAGAATAGTGTTTAAAATACCATACCCCATAATCCATTTGTTTACTTAAACTAAACGGAGTTATTGGAGTGCCCCTGTGTCTTTCTACGTCTTCTTCTTTCTTTTTCGGATCGATCAAATTCATTGGATATACTCCTAAATACCCTCTCATGCCACGGTCTTTAAAATACCCATCATAATCGTCTGCGGTATGCTCGTACCAAATTTTATAACCAAAAAACCTGCCCGCCAACATTACTTGATAATGTAAATCATCCTTTTCAGGGGGCCGCCCGTATAAATGCCCGGTAACCTTCCCAGAGTTATTTGGGTCAAGAACATCAAACTTTCTACCTATTAATGCAGAAGCCTTTGACCCATATTTTCGACCGCCCTGACTGTTGGAATAACTATCCACAGATATGGCGCCATCGGCAGGGTTGCCGGGCAATGGGAATAACCCGGGTTTAATTTGTTTGTTCTCTTGCCCATTAGGCGGGAACCAAGTCATCTCCCAACAAAAACTTTCTTCCCCTTTTTTTATATCCCTCCACATTGGAATGCCTTGCTGATCTTCGTAAAATAACACCTTTCGTTTAAATACAGGATTATCTTTTAGATATTTCAATCTGTTATTTATAGCATACCCATCAAATGCGCAATCCACATTTGCGGCCATAAACATTTCATCTTCGTTGCAGGGGTTTTGCCTTATCTCTTCTTCTAAATCAGTTCCGGCCAAGCCTGCTCTCCTTTTAATCAACACGTAGGCTTTTGCCCCAAGACGAATATCTTCATCGGTAAGCTCACTTATAATTTCCCCTGTATGCTCATCCTTTAACACCCATTTACTACATAAATATTCAAATTGATCTTCAGTCGGAGCGTCGATCACGCTCATCCCGTATTCATCAATAAAACCTTCATACCCATCATAAGCCGCCGATAAATATTTAACAAGGCGATTGGCAGTTACATTGCCAACCTTGCTAAACTGATTTGCACCTTCCCATATTTTTTTAAACTCTGATCCTCCTTTCTTCCAGCTATTTACCGTAGATGGCATTTCTGCGAAGCCTACTCTTTTAACCCCTTTTACTAAAACTTTTTTCAATATAGCGAACAAAACAGAAGCAGGAATATCAGCTTCTAGCTTTCCGAACTCATCAAGCAGGACTCTGCTCAACCGTCCTCTGTCATAAGCGTTAAGTACCGGGGCACGATAATTAATTTTAGACCTCGCAGATTTTTCCTTTGGATCTGATGAAATATATTCAAATACAAGTTCTGTTACACTGTTTTCACGATTTAATAATTTAGGCTTTAAGAAGAATGGTAATTCCCTATACCCTTTAGCAACCATTTCAGTAAAGGTCTCCTTACTGTCTTTTTCAGACTTTGAAACCAAGCCGCTATTGGTGTTTTTAAAGAAAATACACTCGTATATAAGATTAGAAGTAGCCTGAGAACTTGCACCCTCTCGTCTTTTTTTGCCCCTCACAATACCCAAACACCACATTATTCTTTCCCAATAACCAAGGAAAAGAAAATACCTTCTGTCCACATCACGATATTCTGGGTAAATGTCATCTTCCAGTTTCCACCATTGGATATAAAAATAGTGCTTACCCGTTATATAGGTAAGCACGCCGTTATTCATAAAATAAAATCCTTCTTTACATCTCCGTACCTCTTCTTTTATGTAATAAGATTGCTCTTCGTTCAGGATTGGAGTAACAGTTTTTCCATCTCTTTCGGTTATTACATCGTCAAAAATAGATGGGAGTTCTTTCCTGCGCCATTTTTGTTTTTGATCGCCCTCCCATTTTTCTATAACTGAATCGTCTTTGGGTTCAGGAATACGGATTTCGGCATTAAATATAACCTCAATTAAATTCATTATTTATTTTCTTGTCTCTGCGAACTCCAACACATTTTTATTAGCCGTGTCTATTTTTTCATCGCCCGTTATCTTAGCCGATGTTTCTAACAGACTTAGCGTTTCAACTAATGGCTTTGCTGATGCCCATAACATTTTTAGTCGTTCCATTGTCTTATCATCTTTGTCGTTTAAATTGATTTGTTTAAAAGCTATTTGATTTAGCATATCTGCTATATCTGCCATATTGCGGTTTAACGCGTAATAAAGTTTTGCCTTGCCCCTTAAACCGAGCTGATCAAATTTCCTTTCAAGAGCAGAGTATTTTGCCTTCTCGTCCTCGTATAATTTCTTATAATCAACTTCTCCCTGCATAATATATTAGTTTAACACTTTTGCATCTTTCAACCCATTCCCTACTAAAATCTTCCCACATCTAACTTGCTCTGTTAACCCTTCATCAATACCTTCTATCTCTCTATGTAGAGTTCTTATTAATGATTGGGGTTTGTTTTTTTCGTCATGAAAATGCACCTCATAATCAGAGTTTAACGTTACTGCACAAACCTTTCCTGATAAATCTGTTTGCTCCCCATCCCACGTATCTTTCCCTTTAACGATATATAGACGGTTCATTATTCTTTCTGGTTCGATGCCTACTAAATTGCCTTCGTACTCTCTAAATAGCCTTTTGGTTAACAATACGTTTTCAAATGGTTGCCATTCGTCGTTTTCTAAATATGCAAAGATCATGTCTTTGGGAATATTCCTTATCTGGTAGCCGTCTGCTATTTCTTTTTCACTTAAAAAATCTTCTTGGTAAGGCATATCATAACTCTTTTCCATAGCAAGATAATTTACCAATACTTGCGCTCCTTCAGGAATGCCTTCACAATCTAAACAATAACCTCTTGTTCCGCGATCTACTCGTAGGTTGAATTCCCACCCAGTACTTTGATATATTTCAAGGCCGCTATCAAAAGCTAATGTTTCTCGTTGTTTTACATTTATTCTTATAATTGCAAAATTCCTTAACGCCTTCATATAATTAAAGTTAAAAAATATTTATTAATCTTCATAAACCCGTTCTCTAGCCCACTCTTGCATTAATTTTGGAAGAGGCTCATCAATCAATTTCAAATCTTCTTTAGAGAACCATAGGTAAGGGTCGAACATTTCGCACTGATCTAGCTTCTTATCATAATCAATCATTTCAAATACACCCTGTTGCATATTCTTAATCTTGTTAATCATAACTTCCCGTTTTCTTACAAAGCCATTATGGTAAATCCTTATTTGGTTTAAATAGGAAATATCTGCAAACGGGACAGCCAACGATTCAGCATCGCCATGCGCTTTATAATCTGTTTTAGCTAACCTTATAATGTCTGTCGAGCATGGCAGCCTTTCTACTGGCACATCAAGTTTGTAATAAGGGGATGCCCATAAATTTACTCTTTTAATCATATACCCCGGTGCGTCCATTGATATTGCCTCTCTTATAAAAGGATAGCTTTTTTCATGAATTATTTCGTCACACTGCACATACAAGTGATATTCATATCCTGCTTCCCTTGCTGCCTGAATAGCTATATCTGTAAAATAGCATAGTTTGGCATATCCTGTACCTTTTTGTCCATCCCATTCCTGTTTAGTCCGGGTTATTATTGTCAAATTCTCACTCGGCAATGTGTTCAATATCTCGGCAGTTCCATCATCGCTTCCTGCTTCCACTACGAAAACATGGTCACAACACTCAAGCAGGCTTAGGATTGTTTCTTTAAAACTGTAATCGTACTGTACGCCATTCCTTATAAATGTAGTTCCTGCTAGTTTCATTCGCTTTTCTTTTTTAGCAATGCTATGTAAAATCCATTCCAGTACGAATTATTATCGTGGCCGCCATCAGGTCTTGAAATATCCGATTGCAAATGCTTTTCAAATAATTTTTCTAATTGGCATTCCCTTATCCCGTCTTGTGTACCCTTCTGAACTTCAGACCAATCGTAGTCATCGCACAAATAAATAAATTCATCTGCCATAGCATCAATATAATAAGTAAGCGCCTTTTTTTGTGCCGTTTCGCTATGGTCTCCGTCATACAAATAAATGTCAACGTTTTTAGGAATATCCGATATGTCTAATTCAAAAGAATCGCTTATCACCAACTTTAGTTCACACTTATCTGGTTTATGTAACTGGGAGTTATTCAAAAAATCCACCCTAGCACCTTCTCCATTCATGTGATCGGATTCAAAACTATCGACCGCTGTTATAAATTCCAAGTTACTATTCCCCCGTATTGAGGCAGTGAATGTACCACCTCGATGAACCCCGCACTCTAAATAATTACGGCCTAACGCGCCAATATTGTTTAATAAATGACGTATTTTAAGACTTGTTAGTGCTGGCACATCATAGGTTAGGTGCCCATGTGGTGACTCCATTTTATCTGCTTTTTCGATAGCCGCCTTTATCATTCCTATTTTTTCTTCAGTACTTACCATTGTATACTTTTTAAACTTTCGTTTATCTTTTGACTTGTATAGTTGTCTTTGTTATGCCAGAAGAAAAATGCACCGAAGGAGGTATGAAACCTTGGCATTACAATAAATGAAAAATAGTCCGGGAAATGATAGTTTATTATCTCTGGAGTCCACCCTGATTTATGCGTATCGGGATGAATAGCGTTCTTGTCAACCATATTTTCCCCCAATGGAGTGAATAGGACTTGGCAATCTGAACGTTGCTTCATCAGGCTTATAAGTTCTAATCCCTTATCGCTTGTTAAATGTTCAATCCCATCGCTTGAAATCATTATATCCACCACTTCTTTATTGTGTGCTAAATAATCGAATACGTCGCTTAAGACAAAAAACTGTTGCTCTCTCTTATCGTCTAATTTTCTATCCTGAATATCTACGTAGGTTCGTTTTTTAAATCCCATCTGCGGAATATATGGCGAATGATAGCACATTAAATCCACTACTGATTTGTCAGATACATCGCCACAAATAAGTTTCATTATCTGCAAGTATATTTCTCCACTACCAATTTTATTTATTTCTATTGTCATGGAGCTTTTTTATGCCGTTGACTATTTGTTCGATCTTAAATATGCTACAAAGTGGACGGCTTTCGTCTATGTAGCATTTTACCCCTGAAGTACCAATAACACTATTCCAGCAAAATGGCTTGTCGCAAACATTTTGATCATGGTTGTGAATTATAACTTTATCTGAAAGGTCAGGGTGTATTACTTTTGGGTCAACGCTGCCAAAGCAAATGACTGACGGAACTTTAAAAGCGCTGGCTATGTGCGAAATTCCCGAATCAATCCCTATCATCATAGACGCCCCCGCTACAACGTAACACAGAAAGTTTTCGTTGGTACAATTTACCTGAATGGCGTTCTTAATTATTGCTGTGTCGTCTTTACCAACTTGTATAGGTGTATATCCTAATTCTATAACATAGTCAACTACTTTTCCCCAATCAACTCCGTGGATACGTCTGCCCCCTTGTGGCCTATTATCGGTATGAAAAACTACATAGTTCTTAAATAGCCTTGTTGCTCCATCTATGGGAAAGCCTAACGATAAGGTTGGATTTTTTATGTAAGGCCTATACTCTTCTTCCAACACTCCAGAATATTCAAAATAGGTTTTCAAATGAAGTTCACGCGGTTTACTTTCGTATGAAAGATCCAAGTTAATATACTTCGCGTTTTCTAATAATCTCTGGTCAACGGTTTGAAGTGAGAATACGGGGAAATAATGATTTATAAATAAGTAAAGAAATTGCGGTAAGGTATCAAGAACAATCCTATACCCTTTATCGTGGAAGTATTGCATAACCGGCTCTACTTGAACTACATCACCTAAGGCGGCTTTACGGGATATTACTATTGTAGGCTTAAACTTTTCATGAAAATTACCATGAAATGAAAAAGTAGGTTGAACAGGTGTTTTTAACTCATAGGAATATTTATCCGCCAACTCAACCGGAGCGAATTTAATACCATACTTTTCTTCAAGGTACATTTTATAAACGATGCAAATAGAATGATCTTCGGGGTGTAGTACACTTATTGTTTCATCACTGGCAAGTATTTCATGTAGTCGCTTTGAGCGAAACGAACTCCCACCATTGCCTACTTGCCTATCATGGTCAAATACCCAACTAGCGCCAATATAATCATACTCAAAATACCGGTCGTCCCATTGACTACCGTCAATTATATACCCGTCCCCTTGAATAACACAGAAATAATCGGTTGGGATGTATTTAACCAACTGCTTAACCATAAACTCACTATATGCTCGTTTGGATGTGATTGAAGGTATCTGAACAACCTCGATCCCATCCAATTTTATCGGAATATCCGTTAAGAATAAAACGCGCTCAAATTGAATTTCAGACACGCTTTTATTTATGGCAGACACGGCAGACCCATATCCATAGCAATCAACGCAAATAAGGCTTACATTATTTAGTTTTCGCATTAGGATTTTGTTTAAACATATTATACTTCCCTTTCATCATTTTATAAGTTTCTTTTAGCGTCAACGGATTATTTTGACTCATGGCTAACCTTGCCAGTTTGCGCAATCCCTTAGCTTTTTTGCTGTTCATTATTAAAAAGTTTATAAACATAGTACTGAACGGCTAGCTGATTATAAAAATCATATGCTTTTTCCCCAATAGGTATTACATTGGGATTTAATGGAAAACATTCAAGTATTCTCGGAGTTTTGGTGGCTTCAGCCAGTTGGAAGCAAAAACTTTGACACCCCAGAAAGAACTTGCTTCCGCTTATTATTTTTGCCAACTCATAAAAATTATCGACCTGTAACAGGGGTATTTCTAAGTCCCATTCTCTACAAAACAAATCTCTTTCTTTTTGTAGTCCAGCAAATGCAAGTTTGTGCTGGTATTGTTTTAAAAAGTGATATGTGATAATAGGGTTTCGATGCCGTTGTGTAAAATTTATAATTCCCTTGTCGCTATATAAATTCGAAATAGTCTCTGGGATTTCGATCCATTTTTTTGATAAATCTGAAGTCATTTCAGGAAATACATAACTATACCACCTGTTTAAACTCCCATTAGGCTGATTAGTGAACCGGTCTTGCCTTATAAGGTCAAAATCAAATATAACATCTTCCCCTTTATACTTTCTGAAGTCTTCAATATAGGGTTGCGATTTTATCAATGGGCGAAGCATATCAAACATATACTCGTTCATGCAAACTGGTTCGCCGTCTTTTGTTTCGAATGGGTGAACGCTTCCCAAGTAGGAAGATCCTATCATCCCAATTCTTTGATAAATAACAGCCTTTTTACCCGTTTGGTGCCACAACTGTTTAATACCCGCCAAGAAACTAATTAAGTCTCCTGCGGGGCTGCTTGTTTTAAACGTAATAAAGTCTGACATTTTTTAGACAATATTCAAAAATACATTACTTTTACCTACGATATTTTTAATTAAAAACAATCAAATTTTTTAACATGGCTCAAATTCTTTCCGTAAGCGTTTATGGCCGCAACAATCAGAACTACGGCACTTCACAGGGTCGGACTATTGGCCTTCCTGTAAGCCGCCTAATGATTGAAAGCGCCCCGGCAAATTCCGTTTACAATGGGGTAACAACTGTAACCCAAATCACTGTACTGCCAACAGGGGATGTATACCCGGGTTCTCCTTCAGTTTCGGTGTTTTTTACACCGACTGCACTCGCTACTGTTATTACTGCTGCGAACGCTTAGGCTCGTTTCTAATCCGCCCTACAAGAATTGCTCCGGCCAACTGCCGGAGTTTTTTATTAATTGTATGTCTTCAAAATAATTGATCTTTTGTTTATTATTTAAAATCCAAAACCCATTCTCGAAAACAAGGGTATCCGCGTCTCTTTGGTAGATTGTTTTTGGTATCAAAACTTTCTTTTCTTCCCACCCTGTTTTTAACAATTCTGATGAATTTATTGCACGTACCTCTCTCATATCATCGCGGGGGTTATTCTGTAAGTATCGCTATCATCGTGAGTGGTGGAAACCTCAAAAATAACTGACTCTTTTATGGCTTTTACTTTGTGGGGTTGTCCGGGTGAAATTGTGATCGTATCGCCTTCCCGCATGGTTATCAACGACAATTCGCCGGTCAATGTATCAATTAAGGTTACCTGAACTTTACCAGATTGCAAATACCAGCTTTCTTTTTTTAGCAAATGGTAGTGCAGGCTTCCGCTTGCATCTTGGTTAAAGCAAAGAAGTTTACCGCAATAGTCCGCGCCATTGTAAATTATCTTTTCGCATCCCCAAGCCTTTTCAATTGCAAATGGTTGTTTAGTCGCAGGTACCATACTTACTGAAGATTTAAAACCCTATCAACCTTTGATTGCAATTCTGTTGCTTTGTTTTCGACTTGTTTTTGCTCTTCTGACAATGCCTTTCCAACAGCTTCTTTTATCTGTATCCAAGCCTCATACTGTTCATCTGCTGATCCTTTGGAAAGCTCTTTGAGTATTTTATCTGTGTTTATTGGCATTTTAATTAATCTTTGGAGATTATCCTATTCAGATGACGTTCTATGCCCTGAAGCACACACAAATTATAATCCAGTCGCGCAAGTTTTTCGAACGATGCTTCAATAAAACTATTTGGCGCATCCTTCTGTGGTTGTTCTTCATCATCATGTTTGTCAACCGACAGGTTCAGTATTTGGTTGACGCTTTTTTCTATTTCAGACAGAATCGCACTCTGTTGGTTTATCGACAGACTTAAACGCTGAATAAAATTATCAAGGGCAGGGGCTTCTTCAGGAGATACCCCAGCTTTAGCCGTTTTTAGTGATGTGGTTATCATATTTTGATCATGGTTTAATTTTGAAGTACTTTTTAAGGATAGTAGTAACCGCTTCGGTCATATTCTTAAACCGGTTTTCTTTTATCGCCTTTTCTATGGCCTCCTCTACCTCTTTCCCCCACCTTACTGTATGTCCTTTTTTCTGCATGGGGCAAATGTAATTCGAATGTAATACACAAACCAAACTTATTTTTTCAATGCCTTGTGCTGTATGTTCATTTCAGGTTTTTTATTAAACCCGTTTTCGTCTACTAAATCTGGTTCTGCAAATGGCGTAATGATGAAATGGCAGCTATCTATTCCTTTTGCATATAGCCTTTGCCATGTCCAGATAATATCCTTTCTGTTTCTCTTTGACGAATAATACTTCAGGTCTGCTTGTTCCCCGTTTCTTTTGTGCAGTGATATAATTCCTTTCATTTTTGAATAAGTTGGGAAGGTTATTCTATTTTATTTTCAGGAAACATTTTATTGTACTTCTCTTTGATCTCGGCAACATGTATTTTATCCTGCATTTTTTCATAGGCGCGTGTCTTTTTTAACTGCCTATACCATTTTATTAGAAAAGGGATCTTGGTAGCCCACCCTAATAAAAATCCATAGATTAAATACCAATATTTATTTTCCATATATTTTCTGTTTAAGTGCTTTTACTTTTGGGAATTAATAATTCGTGCGGTTTTATTTTGACAACTGTTTTACTCCATTCATCCAACAACCTTCTTATTTCATGATATTCATCCCAAAGTAGTTTTCGTTCTTTCCCTACTACTCCGTTTTGTATTATTTTGCCAATGCGGTGTCCCCTTATCCTTAAATCTCCCATTGCCGCTCCGTAATCATTTGGATATTTTTCAATAACTATTTGGCATCTTCTGTTAGTGCTATTTCCCATAAACTAGTTCGGTTAAATGGTGATACAATTTATTTTGTCTTTCCAGTGGCGTTACCAATGGTAAAACGTTCAATAGCTTTTCTTTCAGAACATCCCATTCCTTACTGTCTTTTAGTGTTAACCACGTGATTTTGTTTTGGTCAAAAGAAGTGTGGCATTGTAAACAAAGTTCAATCCAATTATCTTCATTTGCTGCTTGACTTGGGAATCCGCCTTTATCAACTGGACGTTTTGGCAACAGGTGTGCTACCGACGCACGTTTCATGGTCTCGATAGTTCTTTCGTGTTTTTTATCATTGGCTTCTTTTGACCAATTGGAATTGTCGTCTCTCCAAAACTTTGTATCAATTGCAGTTGTTTTCCCGCCACAAAAAAAACATTTCCCGGTACATCGCCGTAGCATTTTATCAAAGAATTTATCCAGTTCGCTATCTGACCCTTTTTCTTTCGCTGCTTTATTTTCAGCCTCTTTTTTCAAAGACACTTTTCTAGGTGCCTTGGGAGTTTTCTTCACTGCCTCTTTTGGCAACTGACCTAACTTTATCTTTTGCAGTCTTGCAAAGTAGGAGAGTATTGGTTTTTCTTCGCTCATGTAATTATTTTTTACCCGTTATGAATTAGAACTATTAAAATGAATATCCCCGTAAGACACAGTAATATAAAAACACTTGCCCAGCACATTTCAATACATTCAATTCCTGTCATGTCTTTCTTTTTCCACTTGGATATATACCATTTAAAAATGTTTTTCATATTTTTTTATAGGTTTTTATCTTGGTAGATCATTTGGTTAGCTTGTTAAGATGCCGATTGTATAAATTATTTTCAACGCTTCAAGTCTAAATTCAGGCGGAGTACCCGGAAATGTTTCGTTTACGAATTTTCTCCATCCTATTTTCTCCTCATTATCTATGGTCTCAATTGGAGGGACGGACTTATATTTGGAAAGAAAAACGTGTCTTGGTATTGCCAATGTGCAGTAGGCCTTTAAAATAGTCTGGTAAGACAGGTAATGGTGCTGCCACTCCCCGCTAATTTTTACAGGATATTTCATCCCCGATTGCAGGTCATTTAAATATCTTTCAACAAGACTTTCGGTCAGGTTCATTAGTTATTATAGTTTTTACGTTCCCTTCTTTCGTCTCTTTGTATCTGGGCTTTTGTTCTGTACTGTTCCATCATTTTACCAAAGGCGCTGCCGTCTTTCGGATTTTGCCGGTCAAAAATATTAGCATCCCCCATACTTTTGTAATATTCGTGCTGAGTATCTCTTATTTTTATCGCCTCCTGCCATCTTTCATCCCTGTATTTATTAAAAAACAGGTTAAACTTTACTGCATCAATAGAGCCATACAAATCGCCATACTTCCCTCGTGTTAGCTGTTGAAGGAATAAAAGAAGGTCTGGTATGGAAATTTTATCATCTTTAGAATCATCAATAATCATTTCAGCAAGATCGACTATCTGAATCGGCGTCATTGGCGACTTCAGGTTCATTGCTTCCATTGCAAGGGTAATAGCAACCGTAATTATTGTAACGGTACCTCTCATGTCTCTTTCAGCCATTGCACATATCCTTTCCTCGTTTGGGATTTTAATAAGTTCCGCATAATTTGGCGCCGCTCCGTCCTTATACTTGCGTAGTTCATTATTCACGCCAACCCTGTCAATTCCCGTTACATCTACCTTCCCATCTTTAGTAAGTCCTTGCGCTAAGTATATCAGTAGTGATTTTTCTGTTTTGTTCGACTGAAGCTGATTTTGTTCCATTGTTGTTATTTTTAAGCATATAAAATCCTGACCATGTATTCTCGATAGATTGCATGATAATAGCCTTAGCAACTTCTTCTACACCCCCTGATAAAGTTACAAGTTGCATAAGGCGGGCTTGTTCGCTGATTACGCCCTTGTATTTAAACTTATGTTCTTCCCATCGATAATCTTTCCATAGCTGCCATGTGTCTAAAAAGGCTTCTGAAAAGGGATTAACAATGTTTTTAGGTAGTTGGCGTGTTTTCATTTCATTTCTCCTTTTTAAAATTATAACCAATAACAGGGGTTGTGACAATGGCTCTGTCAATAAGATTGTTAAATCTCCACAACGGCGTTTTATCTCTATGATTAAACTTCCAAACTATTTCATCCATATAATTTTGCACATACTCATGCCCAATTTTAGTATGCGCCCCGCGTATATTACGTTTCATAACGCCCCAAAAGTTTTCAATACTATTAGTATGTACCTCTTCCCGAACATATTCATGTTTAGAATGCTCTACAAAATCATGCTCATAACTTTTTTTCAGGTTATTATATCCTGACCATCCGTCCGTAAATATTGTTGTATTTGGTTCAACATGCCTGCCGATAACCTCGTCAAGTGTTTTAATATTTCTTTCTTCAATCAGTTCGACCTTAATCAAACCTGATTTTCTTTCCAAGAATCCCAAAATAGGCTGTTTTCGAGTTTTGCAAATCGAACCCCACCTTGACCATTTGGTGCCGCCGCCAATAAAGGCTTCGTCAATTTCAACTACCCCAGAAAACTTTCCCAGAGGGACTTGAAAAAGGCTTTTCCTAATAGACTTCATCATTCGATGCGCCGTTTTATACTCAATATTTAGGTTTTTACTTGCCTGTATTGCTGAAATATTTTTCTTACTTATGCTACTGTTATACATCAAATAAAACCAGTAAGGAAGCGGAGTTGTCGTTTTTTGAAAAATCGTCCCCGCAGTTACGCATATTTGTTTTGAACATTTTACGCATTGATAACGCTTTCCGCCTTTCATCATCTTGAACGTATCTTCTTTTGATTTAAGACACACACACCTATTGCCTGCTTTGTTTTTTTTTAAATATAAGAACCTAAAGCATTTTTCTATATCAGATGTTTTCTGCAAAAAGTCAAACAAACTAATATTCTCATCGGTTATTCCGAAAATATCGCTGAAGATTTCTAAATCAGTATTATTCATAATTTCTTTTTTTTGCATAGCACACTTTCCTTAGCATCCTATATTGAATGCTAATGTAACTAGCTTATTTTACTGGCATCCTTCAAAAGAATAGTTATCTCGTAATTATCGTAGTGCTCGCTAGCCGTTCTATTCAATTTAAGCCTTAAAAAGCATTCTCGCTAAGTAAGGCAACAGTATCACAGGTCTTTCTCGTAACGGTACGATATGCTTTGTTGTTCATCTGACAGTGCTGGGTCAGAAGTTTTACCTGTATGGCGTAGAAACGCAATAAACTTAAAATTCGTAACTTTGAGTTGAATAGGGTTAATAATCCCCTACGCTGTCAATGCTTTAAAAACACAGCGGATATGTTCAAAATTGTGGGAGGCGTTAAAACCTCCCACTTGCGTATATAGTCTGGGCGAAGCGCAATAGTTGTTTCTCGTTTGAACATAGCAGGGCAACTCTTGGAAAACCCCTTTCTGCGTTTTAAAAATCGTATTGTATGCCGTTATTCGGCTTTATTCACTCGCTTTTTACCACCCCTAATTGTGATCAAGAACTAAAATAAAAAAAGCCCTGCCGGAAAACCGGAGGGCGAAGCTGCTAAGCTAAATGCTGAAAAATATACGTGAATATTGACGAAACCCGTCAACAGGACAAATGTAAGAAGAATTTCTTAAAAACATATTAATACAGCATTAAACTTAGCAGAACAAATTTATAAAAAATAAAACGAGACCAGCAAATTTATTTTTCTCTTGCCTTAAATTCTTCATCCACAAAGGCTTTCATTTTCTCCCAATCTTCCTTTGTAATAGTAAACCAGAAGGATCCTGCCATATCATTGTTTTCGGCAACAAACAACTCTCCGATCGCATTCATGTGCATTACCATTTCGCACCCATCCGAAGAAAAGATCAGGTGTTTGCATTCGCTGGTTGCCATTACTTTTTGATTTTACAGTTTAGCACTTGATTAATTCGGCTTATTTCTTCGTCCGTAAACTCCCAAACGCCGTTTATCTTTTTAGACAAATCCGCTTCAGGTATACGAGCGCTAAAAGACAGCCAGCGCTGCGTTCTGCCATCCAATGCAATCTTTACTTGCTCAGGCACTGTTAATGCTACTTTATCCATAGTAATAATAATTAGTTATGCGAAGTAAATAATTTTCCGCGAAACAACCAATAATATTTATTTTATTAGATTTACCAAATTTTCTTGGTGAATTGAAAAAGACTTCTTACGTTTGCTTCATCAATCGAAAATAATCTCTAAACTAACAATTATGGCTATTGTGAAAGACTTAGCACAAGACAGTACATTAATTTCTGATTGGGATGCCGAAGGTGCGGCAGAACAACCTATTATTGTAGAAAACTACAAAGGAGGCGGTGTTTTAAAGATCGTAGGAACGGATGGAGAATCGGTAAACATTCCATACCGGTTAATACCTGCTCTTATTAAGGTTATGAAAAAATATTCGGCTTAGTTTAAAAAACACCGTTTGTAAAAAGACAATTACATTTCACTCGATAAAAAAAATATTATGCGATTAAAATCAACCACCTTTTGGGTGGAGTCAAAAGATGAAAAAGGGAAAGAACAAATTGTCGGGCATAGCCAAGACCAAAAAACGGGTGAGATATACTTTCTACACCTGACTAAAGCAAGTGCTAATAAATTACTTAAAGCAGAAAAGAAAATAAGTCCTGAATATAAGTATCGTGTAGTGAGGGAAATTAAAGAGATGTTTAGGACTGAATGGGAATAATAAAAGTTCTTTGTAAAAATAGTTTGGAGTAGTAGAGAATGTGGCGGAGTTAAACGCATAGTTTGGTTGGACATTTAGAAATTGCACTTACGGCTTAGAAAAGCGTGAATTTGCGAACCGTATTGAGGCATCACGTAAAAATCGAACTATAAGCCGAACGTATTTTGGTTGCAGGTATCAAATCCTGTCATTCTCTATTTACTCCTTACAAAAACAGTTCGTAATGTTTAAATTTTAATACAATGACAAAAATCCTTGACGAGGTACGGGCGATAAGTTCCGATGCTATCGCTAAAAAACAAGACAGCGCAAAAGTTAATCTACCCCAACTGATTGAAGATATTAAAAAGGCAGCAGCGCTTGGAAAAACAGAATGCATATTTAGGCAGCACGAAATCGACCAGTATGCAAAAAAGTTACTTGAAGCAGAAGGGTTTCGTGTTTATTCAACCACCCGCGCCCCTTTATCTTACGACAAACTTAGTTATTTACCAAAGGAGCCGGAACCAGTTTGGCAGGTAACATGGCTGTAAAGTTCTTTGGCGGTTGAGGGTTTTCCAGAAATGGGGGAGATAAGAGCAGTTAGAGTGATAGGCGCATACCACTACTATGCTTCCTGTATGACTAACAATAGCAACCGCCAATTTTTCAAATCAAGTAACCACATTTCTGTAGAATCGTTAAAATTTAAATTCATGGCTTTATTAGAGCGAATATTTGGCAAAAAAGATTGGAAAACAGTAGAGGCTTTGAAAGGAGAATGGCAGTGTACTTCTATAATAACCGGAAGAGATTGTATTGATACGGCCAATTATGAAATCCAGTTTTCCCCTTCCAGAAATAGTTACCGGGTTAAAACGTCAGGGCTTAATCCAAAAGGCCATAGTGCTTATCAAAAAGCTATTGAGTTAATGAATAAATACGAATCACAACTATAACCCTACCTTCCGATCTATTCATTTAATTTAAAAATAAAAACATGGCACAAGAATTAAATTGGGAATCGGCTACTATTATCGGTATGGCTATGCTTAAGATAGAGTTTTGGGCGAGCCAATATCAAATTTCTTTTCAGTTTTGGGGCGAAGGTGATAATAATGTGTTCATCTATCGAGATCATGTTGAAATTGCATCTTTCGGAGGCGAATCCAGTCCAATTGATATTATAGAGCGCACAGTTGCTTGGTGTGAAAAATCAAACCCAAGTAAAGAATATCCTGAATCCCTTGTTGGGAAACAAATTGATTTACCTGACTAATCAACATTCTACCCAACCAATAATCAAACAATAAACTATGACACCTAAAGAAAGGGCTCAATCACTAGTAAATTTATTTACGAATTCAATATTTGAAAGCGGATCATGTGTGTCTAAACCATTGGTTAAGAAATGTGCTTTGATAGCAGTAGATGAAATTATCCCTTCCACATGGAGTTTGGGATGGTATCAAGATCAAAATTATACATACTTGGATGAAAGGCTAACAACTGATTATTGGAAAGAAGTTAAAAAAGAAATACAAGCGCTATGACACCAGAACAAATAAAATTAGCTGAGCAAATGCAGGATGAACTACACGCTAAAGTTGAAGATGCTATGAAAGACGGAAAAACATCCTATCAGGATTTTACAAACGTCTTTCTAATGATGAAAATCGCAGAACTTCAACAGCGGGTTGACGAATTAACTTTCCTTAATAAAATTCAATTATTATGATACCCTTCTTACAAACAGCACTCATTACAAATGAAATTCCTTTGGAAGACTTCCATGACCCAAAAAATGTGCAGGAAGAAATACTTTCCGAATTGGACGTTTCGGAAGGGCATAAACCTAAAATATAGATATGATACAAGGAATGTTTAGGGGCAACAACGGCAACGAGATAGTTTCCCATTTGTACGAAGGAGATTTTGCCAACCCCGGGAATCCATATTGTTCTAACGGCTGGAATAGAAAATACTTCAATGAAAAAGGAGAATTGATAGATTGGCAATATTCTATTTTTAGGGGGCATATGTCTCCAAAAGGAACATGCGAAATTTGTCGTAGAAGATACTTGCAAGGACGCAAAGCAATATCAAAGCCAACGGCCAAGTATAACCGAAATAACCCTAATCATAGCATAATTTAATCACAATGAAAATCAAAGAATCTGAAACTGAAGTTTCTGAAGGATAAAAAATACTATTATGCACGATCCACAAACGGTAGCCCACGAAATCTATTTGGGCAGAAAGAAAAAGAAGAATGGCTATTACCGATCCCCGTTAATAACTATTTGGCACGTTGACCCAGAAAAGCATACGCTTGGCACAAGGCGCGACGACTCTTGCGGGTGGTCATCCCCGCCTTATACAGAGAAAGAGCAGTTGATAGTAAAGAAACTTGCCAAAGATCAATACTATCAATTATTTTCAAAGAAGGTTGCATACGAGCAAGAAAAAAGCTATGCTTATATCTGCTATAATCAAGATTGCTTTGGCACTATTTACTGGATATGGCGGGCATTGAAAAACGAGTTTAATAAGAAGGTTCCTTGGCAGTATGGGGTTGGGTTGTCTAACAAGGATATGCAGTATGTTATGCAGTTAGCCACAAACCCCGTTGATAATTTCCAATGGCACATGAAGGGAATAATGGAGCCAGGAGAGAAAGGATTGAAAGCATTTGAAGAATTTGTGATGCTATTATTTCGTGCCTTCCGTGGCTACTACCGCCCGTGGTACAAACACCCTCGCTGGCACATTAGGCATTGGAAAATCCAGTTTCATCCGTGGCATAAATTCAAAAGGCGCTGGCTGGACAAATGCTGCAAGTGTGGGAAACGAGGGTTTACGGGTTCTGCCTATGGGAATTGGGACGGTAATCAGATATGGTGTGAAAAATGCGAAGAAACAACAGTTTATCCATCTCCTAAACCACCAGAAGGTAAAAACAAGCAGCAATGAAGACGTTTTATTTAGTACTAATTCTTTTCTTTACCGCCTGTGGTGACCCAAAGAAAGATAAAACCATTAAAGGTGAAACTCGTGGATTGTATGGATTAAGGATTGTTATTATCGAAGGATGCCAATACTATCAATTCAAAACATATAATACCTATTATAGCATATGCCATAAAGGAAATTGTAATAACCCCCAACATAAAATAACTCATCAATGAAAATCAAAGAAATTAAATTCGGGAATACGATTTATGTATTTGGTGAAGGACAGGAAAGTTGGCCAAGGTTTGAAGCAATGGGAGAAATCGGAGAGGATGAGGATGCAAAATTAGCGGCTAAAGAACTAAAGGATTTTGTAATGGAACAGTTAAAAGACTGTATGCCGGTTTACTCAACCCCATCCAAGCAAAAACCTAAAATGGATATTATTGCTTTGAAGCAGTACCAAAGAGCAATTGTTGAAGGCGATAACGCTACAATAGGCCGTTTAAAAACGCAGTACCATGTTGAGCCTTGATAAAATATCAACCCTTGTCCCATATTCAGAGGATTGGTTTAAGCACCGCCTTGGCTATATGACAGGGAGCAGAATATCGGTATTATGCGCTCCAAAGGGTATTGGTGTTGGCGGGATGACCTATATCCGAAATAAGGTTTCTGAAGCGATAACGGGAGTTTCAACCGAACGGAATATAACGAACGAAGGTATTCTTTTTGGTATTGAGAACGAACCGAAATCACTAAAGGAATGGCAAGAGGCTAATAACATACCAATGCTGATAACAAACAAGCATATCGTTTTCGATGATCGATATTCTGTTACCCCGGATGCTTTAGCGATAAGAGATGAAAAGTTGATTTACACTAGCAATGGCGAACTTAACTGCGAAACAGTAGAAAGCAAAAGCTACATAACGCCTTCGGTTCACATGGCACACGTTCAATGTAAAACACCTGATGATATAAAAGCATTAAACCCTGAGCTTTTCTGGCAGGTTGTAAGTCAGGTTTATTGGACGAATGTATTGAAGGGTTGGGCTATTTTTTTTAATCCAAATTTCCCTTTGGGAAGTCCTTACCGACGTAGCGCTGTTGAGTTTAGAAAGGTAAATATGATCGCTGACTTTAAAATATTTGAACAACGCACCAACGAAGGAAAAACTCTTTTCGAAAGAGAACTAAAATGGAAACCATGACCTGCTCTATATGCTCCAGAATAATTGAAGAAGAAAGCCAATACTGTGAGATAACTGATTGTCCACATCAAAATAAAAGAGATGACAGAAATTGAAATGATAAAAAACAGAATGCTAAAGTGGAGAGATTTTTTCGGTGGTGATTTGTTTGATACTGATGCTATAAAGAAGGCCACTACTAAAGACGAATTAAAGGCTGTTCTTTCTCGCCACTCATCTCACATGGAACAAATGGGATCAGATGCAGAAAGACATTTAATTGATTTTAAAAAAGAATTGGGACTATGACAAAGTATTGATATTTAGCGTATTTAAAAGTAAAAACCAAATATATGGCATACGAAATAAAGAAAGTTACAGAAGAATTGATGCTGGGCAAGGCGTCAAGATTCCCGGTTTTAAAATTGGAAGTTGGAGAATATTTTGAACTGGATGAAAGCGAATCAAGAGCAGTTAGGAGCTTTATAGGAAATAGTAAACAAATGTTATCTGGGAAAAAGTATTCAGTTAAAAAAATATTTGGTACGAACCGTTACGTTTGCCTAAGAATTCTATAAATCCATAACAACTAAAATAAATGAGTAACGAACCCACAACCGTCCAAACGCTAAGCCCTGAAATAGTTCGGAGTAAGCTGGCTATTGCATTGTCCAAAAACGAACAAAACGTACAGAAACTGCACGATGCTGAAGCAACCTTAGTTTATAACGAAGATAATTTGCTTACCATAAAATCCTTTCTCGACGAATGTAAAAAGGCAAACAATGTTGTAGAAGCAGAACGGGAGGCGCTAAAAAAGCCATACTTAGAATCAGGACGCGCAGTTGATGCCGGGGCAAAGCTGATCACAAGTGAAATCGCTTTAGTGCAGTCAAAAGCCCAATCCAAGTATAATGCACTTTGTCAGGAGGTGGAACGAAAAAGAAAGGAAAAGGAGGCTGAAGAAACCCGCGTAAGAGGCATAAAAACCGCCATGTCCGAATTTCTTTCGCATTATTCAACCGCAATAGCAGGGGCTAAGACCAACGAAGAACTTTTAGCCATCGAACGGCTTATAAACCTTGAAACCGGCAATTCCAGAAAGTATGCCGAATTTCTGCCGGAACTTGCGGACGCCGCAAAAGGCATTCGCAGCCTCTTGGCTGACCAAAAAAATAAGGTGAGGCAACTGGTGGAACTCGAAAAAAAGGAGCAGGAAGCGGCGGAAAAGCAGGATGACGAGGCTTTTTTGGAAATTCAGGACAAAAAAGAAGCGCTGGAAGCCTCAATAAGCGCCAATTCGATCAAAATTCAGGAAACTTTTGTCAACGCAGCCACGGAAGCAAGCCCTTCGGGTGATAGCGGAGCCAGCATAATCCTACCCGAAATTCCAAAAGGAGCAAGGCGCCAATGGGACTATGAATGTACCGACCTTGCAGCCTTGTATAAAAAAGCACCTGAGCTTATAGAATTATCTTTGAATAAAGAAGCGGTAAAAAAAATAATGGAAGAAAAGAAAGAAAAAGGGGAATTGAAGGATAGGGAAGAAATTTTGTTGTTTGGTGGGTTGCTTCGTTTTTTTGTTAAAAAATCTTACTAAGGTGGAGAAAAGGCATTACCATAGGTGGAACCTAGGAATAGACGAGGATATTTGTATTAACTGCGGTATTAAGCGAAGAAAAAGATCTATCATTCACGACAAATTACGGATGGTTTTTACCTTAGTTAACGAGTACTTTATTAATGGCGAATGGACAGCTAAAAATAACCAAGAAAACAAATTTTGCTCACAACATAAATTTAAAACAAATGGCAACTAACAATGCAAAAAAAGTAATTATAGAAAAACATGTAGAAAGGATGCTAGAAGATTTAGGGAAGATGAACGACCCTATAGGGTGGATACCCGAAAACGCCACCGATGTTTTAACGGAAATATTCTGCTATATATTGTTATACGGCAAAGGAGTGGAAGATTATTTAGAGAAAAATGGGTTGTTGAAAGAACAGTAACCCCATCAGCCAAGGAACAATAAATAACTGCGCTAAAGAAGCGTCCGGCACTATAAAAAATGAAGTGGGACGTGAACCCGGAGTTGCACTAAAACAATGTCGTAATTTGATTGAATGATTTAACTAGGGAAGTGCGCTCCGGTTATTTTTTAACTGCTTCAAAAGAACATGATGCGGCCACAGACAAGAGCAAAGACAATATCTGTTATACAACGCAGGTTACAAGGTAAGTCCCTCGCTGAAATAGCTGAAGAGGACAATGTAAGCATAAGGGTTTGCGAGACTAATTTATATTCGCTTCGGATGGAACTTGGAGCAAAAGATTCATTACATTTAGTTGGCCTATTGTATTTGAGGGGCGAACTGCTGATGAATACAACCAGAGTCGCCCATTCTTCAGAAAAAGTTGAGTGGGTGTTACTCAGAAATGATGCGCACGAAATGATAAAAAACATAAATAACAGAATACAAACCTTACTCAATAATGAAACAGTATAAATTATTACACGATCTCCCAGACGCCTTTACAGGTGATATTTATTCGTGGAGTGGCAAAGGCTATTCAAATGAAACAAGATCAGCGACCGTCATTAGTAAAGAGCTTGTAGAACGAACTTCTGATTGGTTTGAAGAAATACTACCTGAACAAGGTACACAAGACAGAAAGGAGTTAAAGACAGAGGGATTTTCTCTTGAAGAGATACTTTCAGTTGTTTCGGAAATGATATGTGATGGGAGGTTTAACGATAAAGCCTTTTTAACTGCTCGGTTTAAAGGGATGGATAAAGAAAAAAAAATAATAATTGTAAACAAAGATAAGAAGGTACTGTTTACTACAGAAGATGGAGTAGATATTGAACAAGGGTATAACGGCGATTTGTGGCGGGTGTTTATGGTTAACCATTCCTATGAACTGTGGAAGCCGTATAATTTAGGGATGCCTCAATTTATAAACAGTAAAGAGGAAAAATACTTCAGTACAGAAGACGCAGCTAAGAAATATATTTTGGAAAACAAACCGATGTTTTCAGTAAAGGATATAGAGGCGTTACATATTGATCTAGATTTTGAGTCAACATTACCGGAAGGCGATTATACGGTTATAGTGCCAAATAAACTAATTGAAGCAGCAAAGAAAAAACTAATCCAATGATTCACGAAAAGGAAGACAACCAAGACAGCCAGCAGCATCTTGACGAAAACCTTGACAAGTTCAAAGGGGACATGAAAATAGTAATGCAGCTTCTTTATTCTGGTAAAAGATTAACTGCTCAATCCTTAGTCCAAAACTATGGCATAGCTGACCGTAGATTAAGAGATGCCATAGCAGCAAGACCAAATGTTATAAAGAAGGTTTGGGTGAAGGACAAAAACGATAAACGTTTATACGTTGAATATTTTGCCGATTTGCCCGTCCCGCCTTCAAAACGAAAAGCAATTGAAGATGGACAGAAAATTTTAGACCAGATGAAAGCAAATGAACTTAGGCAAGGAGGGTTGTTTCCATGAGTAAATTAAAGATAACAGGCACGACAAATCTGCCATCATGGGCTATTGACGGCTCGCCCATAACAGTAGCAATGTTGTTAACCGATGCTGCAAACGACCAATACGCGTTTGAAGTCGATATGTTGAAAGGGTTTAATGCCGAAGATTTTAAAAACGCAATGCAGACTGGTTTTGAAATGTGTGATGCCACCCCTGTATCCGTTCACATAGAACGAGTAACAAAAATAGTTAAAGGAGGTGCGAAGTGCAATTAACCAGCTTCCCACATAAGATAAAATTCCTTTCCGACTCTACAGAAATAGAGTTTGTAAAGGAAATAAAAGACGCTAAAGTAAAGGAGCGAATAGCTAATTATATCTTTACAAAAGGAGAGGTTAATGAAGGAAAACTACTTTCTTTGTTTTTAGTACAGATCGAAAAACTATTACAGGATAAATTAATTGAAGTATGATCTACCCAATATACAGAACCAACAACCCGGTATCTAATGACTATGATCCAAGTCTGCCGATAGGATTTGGATGGTGGGAGGTGGGAAGTGAATCCACTAAAGGTGAAGACGACGAAGATGAATACGAACCAGAAATTGAGTTAGAATGAATGTACTAAGTCTTTTTGATGGGATGTCTTGTGGACAGATTGCCTTGGAGCGAAGTGGCTTGAAGGTTGATAATTATTTTGCGTCAGAGATAGACAAATATGCAATACAAGTCTGCCTAAACAATTTTCCTGGCACAAAGCAGTTAGGAAATGTGGTAGATGTTGATCTTAAAACGCTGCCAAATATAGATTTGCTGATTGGTGGTAGCCCATGTCAAGATATTTCTAATATGAACCAATTTAAACTTGGATTAGGCGGCGAGAAAAGTGGTTTATTTTACCAATATTGGAGAATGTGGCAGGAGATAAAGAATAAAAACCCGAAAGCCTTATTTCTATTGGAGAATGTGGCAGGAGATAAGGGCGCGGTAGCCACAATAACAAAAATACTTGGAGTTCGCCCTATGAAGTTTAATAGCTGTTGGGTTTCGGCACAGAAAAGACCACGTTTGTATTGGACTAATATCCCAGTTAACAGTATCCCTCAAAAAAAACATCTTAGCCTAAATTCCATTTTGGAGAATATGGTCGATGATCGATACTACCAGTCACCAGGGTGGATAAAATGGTTCGATAAAAAAAGGGAGTTCTTGCTAAATAAGCAGTATTGTACATTAAATCCAGAAAAAGCAATCTGCCTTACTCGTAGAATGTATGCAAACTGGAGCGGAAATTTTATTCAAGACGAGAAAGGTATTCGTAGATTAACGCCAGTAGAATGCGAGAGATTGCAAACAGTCCCAGACGGGTTTACGTCTTGCGTTGACGATCGATTTAGGTATGAAATGTTAGGAAACGGCTGGACGGTAGATATAATAGCCCACATCCTAAGTCATCTGCCTAAAGAAACTAAACTAAAGCCTCAATAATATGCCACAGAAGTATTACTTCGTTTTTAGATCATCTAAAACAGGAAGATTTGTATCGGAAAAATTTGCAAAGAAGCATCCAAAAACAACAATGAGACAGCGAATTAAAATAAATCCCAAGCCATTATGCTAAAGCAACCAGAAAGATACCATTGGGAAGGATCCGGAGCCAAGACAAGGCGGGAAAAAATTATCCGGTGTGTTATTGCTTTCTGGAATTTTTTGTTGTAATTTAATGGCTTGGTTAAGTATTTTTTCTCATACAGTTTTGGATAGTTGGTTGAAATGAAGGTTTAACAACCCCCCGAGGTATATACTTCCGGGGGATTTTTTTATTTGAAAAAGTTTTTTATCTTAGCACTGCCGCGACTATATAGCCGGTATCATATTAAAAAACATAATAAACATGGAATCACGAATTTCAATCCAAGTGGATTTTGACAACGGTAACAGGCCAGTTATCCAGCTTATTCACGGGCAATCCGACGATACAAGGGACAAATTAATAACTAATTTCCTTCAACTCTCTTCCGGACAACTTACTATCGAGTACAAAGGTGAAATAAACGGCCTGCCGTGCTATCACATAGCAGTTACCGACCCCCTAATTAGTAGTCATTAAAATTAAAGCCTCTGATTTGTAGAGATCGGGGGCTTTTTATTGGCTTAATCCTTGTAGATTGTTTACCATAAAATATACACCATGATAACTCTATTGGGAATATTAACCGGAAATGGCCTTGTAGCCTTTCTTATCTGCTTGCTTGTAATTGCTGTTATAGCCTATGGGCTGAAGTTGTTGCTTGCTGAATTTGGAGGATTGTCGCCTAATATTCGATCATTGATATGGCTTATTTTTGCAGTAGTGGCTATTTTGTACCTGCTTAACCGATTTGCGGGGATAAATATCTAGTGCTTTTTATAGAAGTGTAGATTGTGAGGTAGTACCGGATGGAGATTGCCCGGTTAGGCGGCACACGCACAATCTACTTGTTTATCTATCCAATCAAATAAAGCCAGTTTTAAAGCAGTTAATCTAAGTCCTACTTGCCAATTATTAAACCAGTCAATGTCTGCCTCCGTAATAAAAAAACTAAGCGTCTTGTCATTTCTAATAATGTCTTGTACTGTCATATAAATTTAGTTTTTTCTATTTACCACAAAAAAGGCCGCAAGTAGTTTGATTAAGCCTATCCGAAAAATTCTCCTCGTTTTCAAACATTGGTATTTGCCTTGCATCTGTTATTACTGAAAGAATAGTTCTAAGTCGTTTCTTTTTAACTGCCGGAATTTTATCTATAAAATCCTTTAGCGGCTTACCCTTACCCATCCAAAAGTAATCACTTACTTGATGTTCATACCATTCAGCTTCCCAAAAAAGATTAGGGTGGTGTTCGTATAAGCCAGCCCACTCATATTGCCGTTGGTTAAAGCAGAAGTAACAATTCGCTCTTGTTCTCCAACAAAACAACATATCAAATTGCCATTCGGTTAGATACTGCCTCCACCAATCTCCTTTTAATAGCCTACATACTTCGCCATACATAGATTTCCAAAAGAACACAGGAGGTTTTAACCCGTGTGAATTAATTATTGAGTAAACACCATCAATGCCAATTCCTTGCTCAACCAATGGGTTCTTAGGAATGATATTCGGAAACTTGTTGTTTATGTATCCAATTCTCTTTTCGTCAGCACGAATACCGTAATAAACAATACAATCATCTTTTCCAATATATGCTTCCATTGGCTCTATCTTGCTTTGTCGGGTACAATATCTGGACTGGCCGCTGGGCAGAAAGAAGTTGTAATCCTCAATGATATTTTTTAAATCACGGCCAGTTTGGACAATTTCTTGTCCCAAATATGCTTCTACTTTTTTCATCCAATAAAAGACCTCTGGCAGTTCAGCTCCGGTAGGGTTGAATAAATATTCGTACTTTAAATCAGGGTCAAGTTCTCGCTGGACTATTGCAGTACAAAGGCTGTCCTTACCTGATATTGGGATGATGTGTCTCAAAGAAGTTCATGTTTTATTGATACTGGAAAATATCTGGTACTCATAACCTATTTTTTAATTTTAGACAACACCATTGATTTTTGATTAGGAGTAAGTTTTGACGCTGTTACTTCTTTTTCAAAGGCTGACAGATCTTTTACTCCCGATTTTGCTTCTTTTAAAAAGTCGTCATAGGATTTTGGCCGAACGGTACTGTCTACAAGTTTATTGAACTCTTCAACTGTTGGGTGATAGTCCGTGTTTGGTTTATCTTGTTTTTTAATAGCAGGAAGTATCCCTTCGAAAGCACCATTGTCTGGCGTCTCGTTGATCAATGAGCTATTTTTTTCTTCTTTCAATGCTAAAAGCTCGCTTTCCAGTTTTTTGAAGGTCGCTAATTGAACAAATTTCGGCTCTTTTTTTTGCTTATTATGATGTGATATTCTGCATTTATCGGAGCAATATTTTTTAGCACGGCGCCCTTCAGTATGCACCAATTTATTTCCGCACGATTGGTTATTGCAATGGGTTGGTTTCATTTTCTATAGGTTGTCCGTATTTATCTAATTTGGGTTGGTTGACTGGCATGAACATTTTTGGAAGTTTTCGCAAGTCCAACATTAGGTTTTGGATATTAATTTGAAGCCGACGCCTCCGAGTTCTAAAAAACTCAACATAGTCACAACTACCCTCAACGGCTTTATCTAAGTATTCCTTTTCCGCATCGCTTAGTTCAGGAGGCTTCACGTAATTGCCATTTTTATCCTTTATTCGCCACCATGTTTCGTAAAATTTACTTGGACTCATAATTTTTTAATTGAAATATTGAACCCTTTAAAATTGTGTTTTGTTACTTTTGTTGCGTCCTTAAAGTAAGGGTCGGTTAAGAATTTTGTATGTTTGAAATGCCCCTTGTTGTCTTCGTCTGCCAATTCAAACCAACCCTTAGTCTTGCACCTTGTCCAAACACGACCCTTATCATCAATAATGACAAAAGGCCATCTTTTATACTTTTCAAGTTCCATTAATTAAACAATTCTCACCAAAGATAGAAACTAAATTCAATCCACCAATCTTTTATAACGTTTATTTAGTTTATTCATATCGTTGCAAAAGTTTAGAGTGCCATTTAGCTGGCGATATGGTTTATTTACGGCAAAAAAATCCTACCTTCCCTCCAGTAAACATCCAGTTCTTTGACACCACCCAACATCCAACCCAGCCCTCCAACCAGCCTTTCCCCCTGAACCTCGACCAACATACCAATTTCCCCCAGATAACCCTTACAATCGCCTAAAACAGGCTTTAAAAACAGCTTTACATCCAATACCCCTGATCCAAACAGCTTTGTTCAAACCAAACTCAATTCAAAAGCTGAAAGCAGGGATCAAAGGGCATGGCATCAGGCTTTCACAATTCCCCGGCAAGGGCAATACCCCCGCAATGGAGCGGTGGCTGCATCTCCCCGCAGATAAGGGCGTGAAAGGGATTAGAATAGGTTTGGTAAAGGGTTTTGAGGACTGACCAATTAAATAACGGCTAAAGGAATTGGTTGTTGGCTAACGTATGGGAAACGAAAAGTTGATGCCACCGGGGCGCTGGAAGTTAAAGCCCTTTTGAGGGGGTGTTCGTGTAAACGGTAGGGGCGGCTTTAGAGTGCGTGACTATGGAGAGTACCGGGTATGTTTTGGAGCAGCTTGTTTGCTTATTTAATAACGAAAAATTATATTTTATGACAGTTAAGGATTTAAAAGAAATGTTGGCTGACGCGCCAGATGAAATGCAGGTTTTAATATCACATACTGGTTCATTTGATGGTGTGTTTGTATCCCCTTGTATGGAAGATAGTGGGATAAGTGAAGGAGGTTTATATGAAAGCGAGGAAGACGAAAAAGAGGCAACGCTCTTGAACAAAACAGCTACAAGAAAAGATTTTTTATTGGTTCGTTGTGGATTTTTCGATGAGACAGAACATACGCATGAGTTGAATTAAAAAAAGCGGTTGTTAGCCGCCAATGTAAGCAAATAAAAACCCCTCCGTGGAAACGAAAGGGCTAACGTGAAACAAAAACTACTTGTAATGAGATTGTGAAGGTAAAGAAAGCTTTTTGAATTTATGTCGCGGGGTGATGTTCTGGCGCGTTTGGTAAATTAAACGGCATTTGCCGGAGATGCCATTCATTTAAGCCATGAAGCCGCGCAAATGATGTTTTACCTAATGGGGATTCTTCCGAATAGACCTGATAGGGGACTTCCACATCATACAGAACATCGTTTTTAGTGAATGAGACTTTTAAAACCCGGGCGTTTTTTAATTCCCCTGAACCCGGGAATTGCAAAAGGACAGTATCGCCTATTTGCCAAAGGGAGGGAAGGGTGTTATTTGAATTTGACATAAAAAATATAAACCGTTTAGCCGGTTCCTGCTTTAAAAACGAAGGTAAAAAAATGACCGAAAAGAAACATTATATCTTCTTAATCACCCCGCAGACCCATGTAAGGGCAACGCAGGGGGATAGAATATTGTTTCGCATACCTGAAAGCAGGCGAAGCGACGCCGGAACAAAGCGGGTAAACCGGTTATTACGGTACAATGATTATAAGATTTCGCTCTTAGCATTAGCGAAGCAACAAAGGTTCACTTTGCCGGATGAGGGTGCCATTATACGGTTTTTTTTACCAATGCCGAAGACTTGGCGAAAGCCTGAGAGGGAAGCAAACAGGAACAATTTGCATCGAAAGAAGCCGGATCTTGACAATTTGTTGAAGGCTTTTCTTGATAGTTTATTCACTGAAGATAAAAAAGTAGCCCATTTGGGTGAAGTATCAAAATATTGGGTTGATGGTGATCAAGGTTGGATTGAGGTGATAACAAAGCCTCATAATCCTTGCATAATTGTCAATCCATACGAGAAAAAAAATGATTTAGTGTGTTGACAGAACGGAAATAACAAACAGTTTTATTCTTGGCCGATGAAATTGTTTACTTATAGGTAGAACGTAAAAGGTTGGCGGTAAGGCCAAGTTATCGCCGCCTTTTATTGTAACATGGAAAGAAAATTTAAGTTAGTAATGAAAGACAGTTCGCATTATTGGATGAAAGGGATTTACCTCATACGAATAGGCCGACTCCGCTATATCGGGAAGGCATTATGTATTGGGGACAGGCTATACGATCATCAAGTGGGGATCAATAAGGCGATGAAAAACTACAGCCGGTATGTTAATATCGGATTTAAAGATAAAGACGAGCGCAGCAGGGCGGTTTCTTACTTAAGAATTGCTAAATACCTATTGGAGAACCCAAGCATAGAAGCCGGATCCGTAGAAGTTATTCAACGGGGGGTATGCTCAAATAAAATGTGGTTTTCTGAAATCGGGCATTTACAAGACGTAAAAAACCACCCAGACTACTATAATATTTCTTGGGCAGGTAGCCGACCTCGTTGGGACGAATACCACCAATGGGATGTTGTCGAGAAGGAGGGACAACTGGAATTTTTTGACTTAAGAATACCACATGTTCGGGTAAAATCTGGCAATACACCAGCCCGGAATAAGGAGGCTATTAATAAAATTAATGAAATAAAAAAGGAGAAACAGTTCCGTATTGCAAGGGTCAAAGAAGTGTACGATAGGTTTAAATTAACCAATCCTAGCGTCAAAGATCAGCTTGCAGCGGTTACGGCTGTCTCTAAAAAGATATTGGAAATAACCCGCTCTTAGGACGTTCTAATGCCATTTGTCCAAACGGGCTGCTTTATGCGGCCTTTTGGCGTTTTATGCAGAATGTGAGTATTTAGACTCATAATTTTAAAATAAG